ACCAGAGCCAGGGCCTTGGCACCAGCGCCGTGTATGCGGCTTCGGCCGCCTTTGACGGGGCGGATGTCACCACGCCGCCGGCGCCGCCACCGAGCACGGGGCGGTCGCACTCACCGCAGCGCGACAACAACCAGTGGCTGGTGGACTACTACACTCGCGCCTTCGCCAAGCCCGAGGAGCCCAAGAAGGGGCCAAGGGTCAGCAAGAAGCGGCTCCAGGAGCGCGAAGAGGTGCAGGCTAAGGCAACGGCCCAACGCATTGAACGCGCCGTCCAGAAGGCCGAAAAGTACCTTGCGCAGGCCACCGCCGAGGTGGGCGATCAGCAGCAGGCCCTGGAGCTGAAGCTCCAAGTCCAGGCATTCATGGCTCAATTGGTAACACCTATTGCAGACATGAAGCCGATAGTGCTAAACTATAGACAGTCCTGGCAGCAAGCCGACGAGGACCTGCTGCTGTTCGCCTTGGGCATGACCCGCGAACAGCCCCAGGCGCCCCTCGGGCCTGATGCGGACCTCCTGCTACTCACACACGTCCTCTAGGAGAACGACATGGCGACATCTCAACTGGGCCAGCACAAACGCTTGGCAATGGGCGAGTCCGTGGGCTTTGCCAAGGGCGGCCCCGTGCTGCCCCCGAGCGGCAAGAAGGAAAGCCCGCTGACCGTTGCCAAGCGCAACAACGGCATCCCCGGCTTCAAGGCCGGCGGCAAGGTCGGCAAAAAAGACAAGTGCTAGAGAAGCTGATCCGCGAGCTGGTGGCAAGGCGTGCTGAGATGGAGCGCGCAGTCTTTGAACACCCGCCAGCAGACTGGGCCGACTTCAAGAAGCGGCAGGGTCAGTGGATCGAGCTGGAGACGCTCCTGCAGACGCTGCAGGAGGCCCTGAAGGGCAAGGAGAAGGATTCGTAGAGCCGGAGCCCCAGCGGCCTGCCTGGGGCGATTCTGTAGGAGAATCAGTATGGCCGATGGCCTTCCCGTGATAGACCCCTGGGGACAGGGGCTCGACGTCAGCGACAAGTCGCTCGACGAGATGTTCCCCAACGTGGACCCCGAGTTCGCACCCTACGGCCACCGCGTGGTCGTTCAAATCCGCCGTGTGGTCAGCAAGACCTCCAGTGGCATCATTCTGGCCAAAGACACCCGAGAGGGCGAGGCCTATAACGGCCAAGTCGGAAAGCTAATCGCTACCGGCCCCCTGGCGTTCAAGAACCGCACCACCGGTGAGCCCTGGCCTGAAGGCGTGTGGGCAAAGATCGGCGACTTCGTCAAGGTGCCCCGTTGGGCAGGGGACCGTTGGACCGTTGATTTGAAGGACGGCCTGGAGCCGATCATCATGGTGGTGTTCAGCGACGCCGATTTGATTGGCAAGTACACCGGTGACGTCCTCAAAGTGCGGAGCCACTTGGCATGATCACCAACGAACAGGTCCAGGACCAAATCGCCACGGTGGAGTACCACCACTTTCGTGGCACCACCATGACCGTCTGCTGCCTCAAGCTGCAGAGCGGCTACACAGTCATTGGCAAGTCGGCCGCAGCCGACCCGGCTGAGTTTGACATCACGCTGGGCCAGAAGTTCGCCCGCGAAGACGCCGAGGCCCGCATCTACGAGCTGCTGGCCTTTGTGCAATGCGAGAAGCGGGCGGTGACAGCATGAAAACTGAAATTATTGTGATCCTGGATCGCAGCGGCTCCATGGGCAGCATCGCCAAAGAGGTGGTGGGTGGCTACCAAACCTTTGTGACCGAGCAGAAGGCGGCGCCCGGCGAGGCCCGTATGACGTTGGTGCAGTTTGACGACAAGTACGAGCTGGACTACCAAGGCGTGCCGCTGGACACCGTTACCGGGCAGCTCAACTTTGTGCCGCGTGGTATGACCGCCACCTATGATGCGGTGGGCCACACGCTGGAGCAGCAGGGCAAGCGCATCGCAGATGAAAAGTGGGCCGACCTGGTCATCGTCAACATCATCACCGACGGCGGCGAAAACTCCAGCAAGGAGTACACCAAGGACCGCGTGCAAACGATGGTCAAGCACGCCGAGGCCAACGGCTGGACGTTCCTGTTCTTGGCGGCCAACATGGACGCCCACGCAGCCGCCCAGATGATGGGCAGCTCGGCCAAGTACGCCGGCAACTTTCAGGCAAATGCGGCCGGCGCGACGATGGCCTACAGCACTATGTCGGCCACCGCCTCGGCGCTGCGCACCGTGGGTGACGTTGGCCTGAAGGGCTTGGTGACCAAATGAAGCGCTACATCGGAACCAAGGTGATCAACGCCCGGCCCATGAACCGGGCCGACTACAACACCCACCGCAGTTGGCCACTGGCCGCCGACGAGAACGGCGCTGACGAGGGCTATCTGGTCGAATGCCTCGACGGCGGAGCGCCCAACCACCCCGGGCACGCGGGCTACATCTCCTGGAGCCCCAAGGCCCAATTCGAGAACGCCTACACGGCCACCGAGGGCATGACCTTTGGCCAGGCCATTTATGCGCTGCGTATCGGTTTCCGCGTGGCCCGGGAGGGTTGGAACGGCAAGAGCATGTGGTTGCATCTGGTCAAGGACTGGAACGGGGACGTCGGAGGCCTGCCCCTCGGGTGCGAGCTGCTCCCGTGGATCGGCATGAAGACCGCAGACGACAAGTTTGTCCCTTGGCTGGCCAGCCAGACCGACATGCTGGCCCTGGACTGGGGCGTCGTCTAAGCCCAACCTAAACGCCGAGAGGCGCCGTGCCCTGGGCGACCAGGGCTTGACCCCAACGAACGCAGAGATGCGCCGTACCCCGGGAGACCGGGGTCAGAAAGACCCAAATGGACAATGAAGACCTGCATGACGACGAGATCGACCTGAACGACACCCCGGCAGACGACGCGCCCGGCGACACCTCGCTGGCTGACCCTGCACCTGGTGACGACGGAGAAGAGGCCACAGCCCGCCGCGACAGTGAGCTGGAGGAGGCTGAGACGGAGGAGGAGCGCGAGGCGATCCGCGAGAAGCGGCGCAAGGAGCGCAAGAACCGCAACCAGAAGCAGCGCGAGCGCTTTGAGGCCCAGGAGCGCAACATCGCCGCCCTGATGGCCCAGAACGCGGAGCTGCAGCAGCGCGTGAGCGCCATCCAAGACGTCAACGCCGGCGCCCAGCTCGCCCAGGTGGACAACGCCATCGCGCAGGCCAACCAGGCCGCCGAGCACTACAAGAAGATCATCGCCGAGGCCACGGCCAAGCAGGACGGCCGCGTGGTGGCCGAGGCCACCGAGTACATGATCGCCAGCCGCCAGCGCGCGCAGCAGCTCACCGAGTTCAAGACCAACGCGACGCGCGCCATCAACGCGCCCAAGCCCCTGAACCCGGCCTTGGTGAACAAGAGCCAGCAGTTCCTGGGCAAGAACACCTGGTACGGCGGCCCGCAGTCTGCCGACCCCGACTCCAAGGTGCTCACGGCGCTGGACAACAGCCTCACCGCCGAGGGCTGGGACGCCACCAGCGACGCCTACTGGTCCGAGCTGGAGAGCCGCGCCAAGAAGTACCTGCCTCACCGGTTCCAGAGCCGCCAGGGCTCCGGCAGTGGAGAGCCTCGTACGGTCACCCGCAGCCCGGTCTCCGGTGGCAACACCGCATCGGGCTCGGGCGACCGGGGCAACGTCTTCACGCTCTCCCCCGAGCGCGTGGCGGCCATCAAGTCCGCCGGCATGTGGGACGACCCGGTCGAGCGCAAGAAGATGATCACGCAATTCCGCAACTACGACCTCGCCAACAAACGGAGCTAAGCCATGAGCAACAACAAGACACTGCACCTGAACAAGGGCGAGGACGCCCGCACCAAGATTGGCGGCGCGCCCGACATGCGCGGCGACCGTGGCTTCAACGATGAGCCCGACTCCGACCGCGACGGCAGCGGCCTGCTGAGCGAGACCGATGAGTTTGAGAAGCTCTTGCAGGACGAGTTCAGCCAGACCGCGCTGCCCAACCCGCCGGCCCTGGAGGGCTACCACCTGGCCTGGCTGACCACCTCCAGCCAGTACGACTCGGTGCAGAAGCGCCAGCGCCTGGGCTACACACCGGTGCGCCAGAGCGAGATGCCGGGCTTCGACGCAAGCAACGGTCAGACCCTGGTCGGCTTCGATGGCCTGGTGCACTGCAACGAGATGGTGCTCTTCAAGATCGCCGAGAGCCGCTACCAGCAGATCATGGGGTTCTACCACCACAAGAAGCCGCTGCAGGAGGAGGAGGGCATCGTTGACCGCTTCAACCAGCAGGGTGAGCGCATCAAGGACCCTGAAGACGGCGTGACGGCCATCGAGCAGGAGATGGCCCAGAAGCGGAAAACTCCCACCTTTGCGTAAAAGTCTGGTACATTACGTGCACATGAGTTATGTAATCAGCGCTGATAAGTGCCGATTACATAACAAAAGGTATCGAGTCTGAAAATTGCCAGCGCGTAGCCCGCAAGGCTCCAGGTGCGATTTGGTTGACCCGTCAGTGGCCGCAAGGTCTTTGTCGATTCATTCATTTTTACATCTGGAGCTACCGCTATGACAGCAGTTGCAGCGCCGATGGGCTTGCAAGCCGTGTACCACCCCTCTGGGCTGGAGCGCGCCATGCAATTCCAAATCCCGACGAATTACGGCACGTCGATCTTCAAGGGCGACCCGGTCATCCTTGACAACACCACCAACGTTGGCCAACTGAAAATTGGCACCGCCGCCGCCGCCCTGCTGGGTGTGTTCATCGGCTGCGAGTACACCGACGCCACGGGCAAGCCCACCTTCTCCAGCTACTGGCCTGCGTCCCAGACCACCCAGACCGGCAGCATCACCACCGCGTGGGTGATCACCGACATCGAGACGGTCTACAAAGTCCAGGCTCAGGGCTCCCTGACCCAGGCAGCGGTAGGCAAGGAGTACGACATCGTCATGGGCTCGGGTAACACCAGCACCGGCTTGTCCAGCACCGCCCTGTCCATCACCCCGGCCTCCAACGGCGCGCAGAAGCAATTCCGCGTGGTCGACATCGACCGGTCCCCGGACAACGCCGCCGGCGATGCTTTCACCGTCGTGAACGTCGTCCTCGCCAACACACAGTTCCGCGCCCCTGCGGTAGCCATCTAAGGAGTAGACCATGGCACTGCCAATGCGTAATACGGACTTCCGTGCGATTGTTGAGCCCGTACTCAACCAGTTCTTCGACGGCGTGTATGACCAGCGTGATGACGAGTGGAAGCAGGTCTTCCGTGAGGTCAAGGCGACCATCGAGCGTGCCTACTTTGAAGAGCCCGTGGGCTACGGCTTCGGTGCAGCTCCCGAGCTGCCCGACGGCCAGCCGGTCACCTACCAATCGGGTGGTGTGCTCTTCAACAAGCGCTACACCTACAAGGTCTTTGGCCTGGCCTTTGCGCTGACCAAAATCCTGGTGGAAGACGGCGAGCACATCAACGTGGGCTCCACCTTCTCGAAGCACCTGGCCCAGTCCCTGGTCGAGACCAAGGAAACCCGCTGCGCCAACGTCCTGAACCGGGCCTTCAACAGCTCGTATGTTGGCGGCGACGGTGTGTCCCTGAACAGCACCAGCCACCCCATCGTGGGCAACGTCTTCAGCAACCAGTTGACCACCCCGGCCGCGCTGTCCCAGACCTCTCTGGAGCAGATGCTGATCCAAATCCGCAAGGCCGTGGACAACAACGGCAAGAAGATTCGCCTGCAGCCCAAGAAGCTGGTGATCGCCCCCGACAACGCCTTCCAGGCCGAGGTCCTGCTGAAGTCTGTGCTACGCACTGGCACTAGCAACAACGACATCAACCCTGTGAAGTCGGCCGGCATGCTGGACGACAAGGCCGCTGTGCTGTCCCGCCTGACCTCTGCAACTGCCTGGTGGGTCACCACCGACGCACCCGAGGGCCTCAAGCTCATCGTGCGCCGCAAGCTGCAGAAGTCCATGGAGGGCGACTTCGAGACCGACAGCGTCCGCTACAAGGCCGTTGAGCGCTACATCGAAGGGTGGACGGACCCTCGGGCTGCGTATGGAACGGCCGGAGCTTGACCTAAGTCAAATATCGAGGTATTTGGCACATGACCGCAATCATCGCCACCGGATGCTGTGTCTACGGATGCGGAAAGCCGTCGATTGCGAATGGCTACTGCGATACCCATCGCAAGCGCCTGGAGAGACACGGTCATGTGCTTCAAACCCGCCCTGCTGACTGGGGGCTACGTGAGCGTCACCCGTTGTACGACTCTTGGAGGCACTTCTCCAGGACCAATACGCTGCCGCCCGAATGGTCTGATTTTTGGGACTTTGTCAAAGAAGTGAAGGAGCGCCCTGAAGGCGCACTTTGCATGGCGAAGATCGAAGAGGAGAAGCCATTCGGACCAGGGAATTGGTACTGGAGGATGCCAGTGAGCTCGCCTGCGTATCGCCTTGAAAAGGCGGCGCAGATGCGCGAGTACACCAAGATGCGCAGGGAGAAGGACCCTTGGCATGAGTTCCGTAGTTCTTTGAAGCGGTACTACGGAATTACTGTCGAGCAGTACCTTGACATCCATGACAGCCAAGGTGGCGTTTGCGCCATCTGCGGGAAGGCCGAGTCGTCGGTGGACCCAAAGACCGGACGCGTACGGCGATTAGCTGTCGATCACGACCACGCATCGGGAGCCATTCGTGGCCTTCTGTGCAAGCACTGCAACACCGCGCTTGGCCAGTTCCAAGACAGCGTCCAAGTCCTTAGCTCCGCTATTGGCTACCTCGAAAAGCATCAACGAAATACCTAGGAGAACCCCATGGGTGCAAGCATCATCTCTGGCCCGAGCGTCGTCTCTGGCAACACGAACCCTGTGCAGAACAGCGAGCCCGATCAAGGCCCCTCGCTGACCTTCCAGGGCTCCGGCATGACGGACCCCCGCTATGTCGCCAACATTGGCGCCGCCCCCGGCACCAAGATTTATGGCATGTACACCAACAGCTATGTCGTCAGCACTGACGCCATCCCTGTAGCCTTGAGCAACACCCGCATCGCCGCTGCCGCTGCTCCCACAGCCGCAACCCCGATGACGCTGGTGAGCGCGCAGGGCGCCGGCGTATCGCCCAACGTGCCGATCCTGCCCTTTGGCCAGAGCGCTGTCACATCCAACTTGGTGAGCGGCCTGGTCTTGGACTTCGGCTTCACCGTGGCCAACTCGACCGCATCCAGCACCACCCTGAACCTCCCGGCGGGTGCCTGGCGCTACTTCTTCAAGGGCCAGCGGATCGTGGTGGCCGGCGCCGGTGCGTCCGGCGGCAACCTGTTCACGACCGTGGCGGCGGCCGTGGTGCCCAACAGCACCACCATCACCCTGACTGACGCGGCGCTGACCAGCACCAACGGCTGCCAGGTGGCTACCGCGCACCCGACGCTGAACGCCGCATGGCCCTTCGCCATCGCAGGCACCATTGCGCTGTTTGACCCCGCCCAGGGCATTGCCCGTGCGGTGTCGATCACGGCCAACGCGGGTGCCACCGTTCAGGCGGTCACCGTGCGGGGCTACGACGTCTACGGTCAGGCGATGTCCGAGACCATCACAACCTCTGCCGGCGCGACGGTGAACGGCAAGAAGGCCTTCAAGGTGATCAGCTCGGTGACCCCGGCCACGACCGACGCCGGCCACACGCTGTCTGTTGGCACGACCGACATCCACGGATTCAACTTCCGCACGGACTTCTGGGAGTACATCGACGTCTTCATGGCCGGGCAGTTCGTGACCACATCTACCGGCTGGACTGTTGCCGATGCCACCGCGACGGCCACCAGCACCACCGGTGACGTGCGCGGCACCTACGCCCTGCAGACCGCCTCCAACGGCGACGGCACCGTGGCTAACTGGGCAACCAGCCGCCGCGTGGCCATGTTCAGCTCGCTGCCGATGTACAACAGCATCAACAGCACCAACCTGAACTACGTCACGTTGTTTGGCACCACGCAAGCGTAACCATGGGCACAGGGGGCGAGCATGGCAACAAGTTCCGGCACGGTTGGTCAGACAACCGTAGACGTGTCCACCTTGGTGGAGCACGCCTTTCGGCGCACGGGCAAGCTCGCCTCTACTGTCAGCTCTGAGCTGCAGCTCGCGGCTAAGGAAAACCTCTTCTTCCTGCTCAGCGATCTAGCCAATCGCGGCCTGTCCCTCTGGTGCGTGCAGAAGCACGTGCTGGGGGTGACTGCCAACCAAATTGTCTACCCGCTCCCCGTGGGCACGGTGGACGTCAACACGGCCCTGTACCGGACCAAGACCGACTTGACTGGTACGACCATCAGCGGCACCGGCTGGCAGGGCCTGGATCAGGCCGCAGCGGGCTCCCTCGTGAGCACCGTGCGCCTGACCTTCGGCGTGGCCACTGCGGCCACCTTGGTCGTGGAGTACTCCACCGACAACCAAGTCACCTGGAACTACGCCGCTACGCTCAACAGCGGCCTGGCGGTCGCCGCCGGCGTGCCAATCTGCGCAGACGTGGACAACGCCGTGGTCGCCGAGTTCTGGCGCGTGCGGGATACCTCCGGCACCTTGGCGGCCGTCTCCTCGCTCACCTTCTCGACCAGCCCCCAAGAGGTGCCGATGGCGCCGATGAGCAACGACGACTACGCGGCACTGCCCAACAAAACTTACACGGGAACCAAGGCCCTGCAGTACTGGTACGACAAGCAGATCAACCCCCAGCTCTGGGTCTGGCCAGCCTCGCAGACGTCGGTGGATCAGATCGTGGTCTGGACCCAGTCCCACATCCAAGACGTGGGCGCGCTGACCAACGCGGTGAACATCCCCCAGCGCTGGCACCAGGCCGTCATCTTCATGCTCTCCGAGCTGTGCGCCGGCGAGCTGCCCGCCGGCGAGCTGCCTGATGGGCGCCTGCTGTGGCTGCAGGAAAAGGCCCAGGAGCACCTGACGCAGGCCGAGAACGGCGAGTCGGATGGCACCCCGATCCGCATCTCGCCGGCCATCCGTGGGTACAACAAGTAATGGGGCTCTACCTTGACACCTCTGGCTATGCATCTAGGGCCGTGAGCCGCTGCGACCGATGCAGCATGAAGGTGCCGTACAGCATCCTCGTGAGCGACGGCGACAAGCCCGGCATGCGTGTGTGCCCCGAGTGCCGCGACAACATCGACGCCTGGCGCCTGACCCCGGCCGCGCCCGACAAGATCGAGCTGCAGTACCCCCGCCCAGATGACCCAATTGCGGTCCCGCTGGACGGCTCTTAACCCCACCACCCAGGACACCCTATGCGCCCAATCACCCTTGCAACGCTGTCGTCTGTCACCACCAGCCCGGTCATCCCGCTGGACTACCGTGCCAGCAACCCCATGGCCACGCTGAACCTGATCGTCACCGGGACCAACACGACCACGGTCCAGGTGACCGACGACGACGTGTTCGCGCCAGGATTCAACCCTCTCACGGCGAACTGGATTGCCCTGCCCAGCCCGGCCGCCTTCACCGGCGCCACGGCCTCGCAGACGGGCTCCTTCAGCGTCTCGGCGTACACCGGCCTGCGCCTGAACATGACCGCCTGGACCTCCGGCGGGGCCACGCTGAAGATCATCAGCAACAGCACGCTGGGGGTGTAAATGCCGACGTACACCGACGTCTTCGGCGGCTCCTCGGTCCAACCCAGCCTTGTCCAGCTCACCCAGGTGAGCATCTCGACAAGCATCGCCACGGCCTGGCCGGCGGCGGCCACCACGCTCACGCCGCTGGCGCGCATCATGGAGGTGACGGCCACGGCCGCGTCGCTGACCGTCACGCTGCCCGACGCGACCTTGGTCGGCATTGGCCAGGACGTCCTGTTCGACAATGCGGGCTCCAACACGTTCACCGTGCTGGACTTTGCGGGCAACAGCATCGCCACCGTCGCGCCCAGCACCGCCTTCTACTTGTACCTGCTGACCAACGGCACACAGGCCGGCACCTGGCGCGTGGTGCAATTTGGCGTGGGCACCTCGGGTGCCACGGCCTCGCAACTCGTTGGCTACGGCCTCAAGGCCATCGGCTCCTCGTTGAACCAGGCCATCAGCACCTCGACCATCAGCTCCAACTACTCCGTGCTGGCGTCTGACCGGGCCAAGCTCTACGTCAACACCGGCGCATCGATCACCGTCACGCTGCCGCTGACCAGCTCCGTCACCAACGACTACTTCTTCGAGCTGCGCAACAACGGCACCGGCACCATGACCATGGTGGGCACGTCGGGAGAGCAGATCGACGGTCTCTCCAGCGTGGTGCTCAACATCAACGAGAGCTGCATGGTGCACGCCGCCACTGGCGCCTGGTACACGGTGGGGCGCGGGCGCAACCAGCAGTTCAACTTCAGCCAGCTCAACAAGCCCGTGACGGGCGGCACGACCACGCTCACACTGTCTGAGGCCAGCAACGTGGTGCAGACCTACAGCGGCACGCTCATCAGCAACCAGATCGTGGTGCTGCCGGCCGTGGTGCAGGTCTACTACGTCACCAACAACTGCGTGGGCAGCTTTTCCTTCACGCTGAAGACGCCCAACACCGGCACGACCATTGCGATCCCCAACGGTCAGTCCGCCGTGGTGTTCTCCGACGGCACCAACGTCGTCAACGCATCCAACACCACCAGCGGCTTCAGCACGCTGGCGCTGAATGCGGGCTCGGTGTCGTCCCCCGCGCTGAGCCTATCCGCCGTCAACAATGGCTTCTACGCACCCAGCAGCACGACGCTGGCGGCAGCGCCGGCGGGCGTCGAGGCTCTGCGCTGGAGCGGCACGCAGAATCTGGCCGCAAACGGCTCTGCGGCTGCGCCCTCGTTCTCCTTCCTCGGGTACGCCGGCACGGGCCTCTTTATCGCTGGCGCCAACCAGATCGGCTTGGCCATCAACGGCACCCAGGTGCTGACCTTCAGCGCTACGGGCCTGGCCGGTCTGACCTCGACCAACGTGACGACGGCGCTTGGGTTCACACCATACAGCGCTGCAAATCCGAGCGGGTACATCACCAGTGCCGGCGCGCCGGTGCAGTCTGTGGGCGGCAACACCGGCGCCGTGACCAGCGCCCAAGTAGCGGCGGCAGCCACAGCAGGTTATGGATTCACACCTTACTCGAACGCTAACCCGAGCGGCTATATCACAAGCGCTGGAGCGCCTGTTCAGTCGGTGGGCGGCAACACCGGCGCGATTACTAACGCGCAGATTGCGGCGGCCGCCACAGCGGGCTACGGCTTCACTCCGTACTCGAACGCAAACCCGAGCGGCTACCAAACGTCTTCGGGCTCTGTCGCCACGGCTACCAATCTGGCCGGAGGCGCTGCAGGAGGTGTGCCCTACCAGACGGGTAGCGGTGCCACGTCAATGCTTGCGGCAGGAACTGCCGGCCAAGTGCTTACCTCCGGCGGCGCAGGCGCACCATCTTGGGCTGCTGTGCAAGGGGTCCCAAGCGGGGCCGTGTTCTGGTTTGCGGCGTCCAGCGCCCCCACAGGGTACCTTGAATGCAGCGGCGCGGCAGTCTCGCGTACCACCTACGCCGCGCTGTTTGCGGTCATCGGCACGACCTGGGGTGTGGGCGACGGAAGCACCACATTCAACTTGCCGCAACTGCGCGGCGAGTTCATTCGCGGTTACGACAACGGTCGTGGGGTTGATCCTGGACGAGCGTTTGCCTCGTCGCAGACTGCGGACATCGCGGCCCACGCGCACCTGTACGACTATTCATCCATCCAAGCGGGCGGAGGTACCGGCGGCGTCAACAACATCACGCAGGCGGCCAATACCGGCGGTGGCACCTTCAGCACCCGGAACTCAACCGGCACGGAAACCCGCCCGCGCAACATCGCAATGCTCCCTTGCATCAAAACCTAAGCCTATGACCGGAACAACCGCACCCATCACCGACCGCCGCAAAGACGCCAACAGCCAAGCCGTCGTGCTGCTGATTCAGTCGCTGCAGAGTGACCTGGGTCAGCTCAAGGACGACCTGCGCAACACCGTGCGCGATGCGCTCGCGGAAGGCTTCCCCGAGGGCGATGCATCGGCGCACAGAGCGCACCACGAGGGCCTCATCAAGGCCGCCAACGAGCGCGCGGAGTTTTACAAGGCCCTGCGGGTGAAGCTCGCAGAGTGGGGCCTTATCGCCTTTGCGGGCTGGGCGCTTTGGGCACTGTGGCAAGCATTTTTACTGGGACCGAGAAAATGACAAATAATGAGCAGGCATTCTTGGAAGCTATCGCGCACAGCGAGATCGGCGCCGGTCTGCTGGCCGTGAGCGACAACGGCTACAACGTGCTGGTGGGCGCCACGGCTCAGGCCCCGCTGCTGTTCACCGACTACAGCGACCACCCCAACATCTACAACGCCGCGTGCAACTCCACGGCGGCCGGGCGCTACCAGGTCCTGCACCGCTACTGGGTCTACTACAAGCGCATGCTGGAGCTGCCTGACTTTGGCAAGGACAGCCAGGACGCGGTGTGCATGCAGTACCTCAAGGAGTGCCACGCCCTGGACGACATCAACGCTGGCAACTTCGCCTCGGCTGTCGACAAGTGCTCCCACATTTGGGCCTCGCTCCCCGGCTCGCCATACGGCCAGCACACGAACAAGCTGGAGGACCTGCAGCTTGCGTTCACCAACGCCGGGGGCACGCTGGCATGAGCGCGCGCAAGTGGTGCCTGCTCGACCTGGTGGCAGACCACAAGACGGGCAAGCTGCGCGAGACGGCCGTGTGGTCCAACGTGTGCAAGGCCGCCATGACCTGGGCCTTCATCTACACCGTCTTCTACGCCAAGGGCGGCTTCTCCGAGATGCTGTGGACGGCCTACGGCGGTGTGATGCTGGGCCATGAGGCCTACGCCCGATTCATGAACCAGCGCCAGCAAACACTGGACAAGGACAAGCCCAATGAACTTCCTCGGCCCGTATAAGTATGTGGTGGATTTTCTGGTTATTGCCGCTCTGGTCGGTGTGGCCGCTTTCGGGGTCCACAAGTACGACACCTACCAGCAAGACATTGGCGCCGCCCGAGTCCAAGCTGCGTGGGACAAGCAACGGCTGAGCGACACCCAAGCGGCCGACGCGCTGCGCGCCCAATACCAAAAGGAGAAAGACGATGCGCTTGCACAAAATGCTCGAAATGTTCAGGTGGCCCTCGCCGCTGCTACTGCTGCTGGTCAGTCTAGTAGGGTGCTCGACGGCACCCTCAAGTCCCTCCTCGCCGCCAGCGCCAACGGTAGCGTCGAAGCCAATCGCCGCTACACCGCAGCCCTCGCAGAAGTATTCGGAGACTGTAAGGACAAATATCGAGAGCTGGGACAAAAAGCTCAAGGCCACGCTGACGACGCCTTAATGTTTGAACAGGCTTGGCCCAAATGAGCACCCCATCCTCCTTCACCTACACGCAGCTCCAGACCCTGGTGCCGCAGTACGCGGAGCGCGCCGACACGGCCTTCGCAAACCAGGTGCCCACCTTCATCGCGCTGGCCGAGAACCGCATCGCCACGGAGGTCAAGCAGCAGGGCTTTGAGTCGGTGGTGACGGGCACGCTCGCGGTCAACTCGGTGCTGGCTAAGCCGACCTACTGGAAGAGCACGATCAGCTTTAACTATACGGACGCCACGGGCGCCCGCAACCCCATCTTCCTGCGCCCGCTGGAGTATGTACGCAACCACTGGCCCAACCCGAGCCTGACCGGTGCGCCGCGCTTCTACGCCGACTACAACGCGACCCACTTCCTGCTTGGCCCCACACCCTCGGCGGCGTTCGCCTTCGAGCTGAGCTACTACGCGCGGCTGCAGCCCCTCGGCCCCACGAACGATGCCAACTGGATGACCGGCAACATGCCCCAGGTGCTGTTCGCGGCCGTGATGGTGGAGGCCTGCCGCTTCATCAAAAACTCTTCCCGCCAGGACACTTGGGAGCAGATGTACCAAGGCGCCAAGGGCGCGATCCAGGGCGAGAACTCCGAGCGCCAGGCCGACCGCAACGAAGTATTCACGAGGCCCTGATGCCCGACACCCTCTACACCTTTGACTCCAAGCCGGGCATCCGCCGGGACGGCACGAACTTGGACGCGCCGTTCTATCAGGACGGTGTCTGGGTGCGCTTCCAGCGCGGCAAGCCGCGCAAGATCGGTGGCTACCAGGCCATGACGCAACTGGCCAACGGGCCGGTGCGCGCGGTGCTGCTTGACACCCGAGGCGGCGTCTACTCGACGCACCTCTTCAGCCAGTGGGGCGTGCAGCGCGTGCAGTTCAGCAGCTCGGGCGCTGCCAGCGTGCTCGCCGACCGCACGCCGGCAGGATTCACCGTGGACCCAACGCTGACCTGGTCCTTCGACACCATGTACAGCTCCACCGGCGGGACCTACTCGGCCGTGATCGCGGCCAGCTCCCCGGACGCGCTGGACATCACCAACGACGTGGGCGGCGGCATCTACTCGGGCAACATCGCCGCCAACGATCCGCTGACCGTGGTAAGCGACGGCTCCGGCCCGATCAGCGTCTCGGGCGGCGTGTGCGTGCTGCAACCGTTCCTGTTTGTCTATGGGGCCAACGGCCTGATCCGCAATTCCAACGCGAACAACTTCAGCGCCGCCACCGGCTGGACCACGGGCGGCTCCAACTTTGCCAACAGCAACAACGTCTCCGGCACCAAGGTCGTCTACGGTCAGGCGGTCCGTGGAGGCTCCAGCTCGCCGGCCGGGCTCTTCTGGTCGCTGGATGCGCTGACCCGGGTGAGCTTCGTGGGCGGCACGGCGCTCTGGAACTACGACACGCTCGCGTGCCCCACCACGGTGCTCAGCAAGAGCGCCATCGTGGAGCACGACGGTAAGTACTTCTGGCCTGGGCAGGACCGGTTCATGTTCTACAACGGCGTGGTGCAGGAGCTGCCCAACGACATGAACCTGAACTACTTCTTCGACAACATCAACTACGCGCACCAGAACAAGGTCTTCGGCGTGAAGCTTGCGCGCTGGGGTGAGATTTGGTGGTTCTACCCGCGCGGCACCGACACCGAGTGCGGTAACGCGGTGATCTTCAACTACCGCGAGAACACCTGGTACGACGCCGTCTGCCAGCGCAGCGCCGCCTCCAGCCCCGCCTCCAACTTCCGCTTCCCCGTCATGGTGGGCGCGGAGGATAGCTACACGACCAAGCTGATCAACACCGGCACCTCGCTCTCCACCAGCGCCACCACGGCCAGCGGCAGCAACGTGCTGACCTTTGCGGCCGTTAGCGGCGTCAGCAACGGCATGGTGGTCTCAGGCACGGGCATCGCCTACGGCAGCACGGTATCCTCGTTCACGGGCACCACGGTGACGCTGAGCCTGAACACCACCGGCGTGGCCACGGCGGCCGTGATCGCCTTCACGACCATGACCACCGCGTTCCAGATCGGCCAGACCGTCACGGGCGGCACCTCGGGCGCTACGGGCATTGTGCGCCGGGTCCTGACCACATCGATCAGCGCCTCCGACATCACCGGCACCTTTGCGGCCGGCGAGACGATCACGGGCGCAAGCGGCTCCACGGCGGTGGTACAGGGCACGCCTGTGAGCCAGCAGCTAGTGGCACAGTACATGCACGAGTTCGGCTTTGACAAGGTGGTGGGGCAGAACGTCAGCTCGATCACCAGCTCGATCACCTCGCGCAACTTTGGCTTTGCCATCGGCGGCCCACTGGACGACGTGCCCAAGACGATGGACATGCAGACCCGGCTGCAGCGCTTTGAGCCAGACTACAACCAGACCGGCACGCTGACCCTCAACGTCTTCGGGCGGTCCTTCGCCCAAGACCCGCCGCTGGTGATCAACAGCTACACGCTGCCAGTCGGTCAGCCGTTCCAGGACATGACCGACCAGGCCCGGATCATCAACTTGCAGATCGTGAGCAACACGGTCGGCGGGTTCTATGAGCAGGGCCAGGTGATGCTGAAGATGGAGCCGGGCGACGAGCGCTCCACCGTATGAAGCTAAATTCTTCGTACCTGCCCGAGCCGTATGGCTTAAAATTCGAGCAGTGGGGTTCCATAGTAGCTGAACAGCTCGCGTCTTTTGGCGTTTCAGCCCCACTCAACGACGACACATGGACGACGTGGGTAAGTGCGCTGCATCAAGTGCCAGAGCTTGCGTCAATGAACATCCCCCAGGCGGACGGCTTTCAAAGCTGGTCGGACTGGGCGGAGCAGTTTATTGGCTCAGTGAGGTAACAGCAGCATGACCTATCAACTTACCGGCTACGATGAAAACGGAGACCCGACCTACGCGGACGTCCCGGACGCGCCCAGCTACTCGTCGGGCGGCGACATGGGTCCTGCTCCCGATGCGCCTGGCGCAGGCTCCGGCCAAGCGGATGTAATCTCCGGCGCCACGCCGCCCAACTCTGACCTCTCCTTGGCCCAGCAGTACGCCTCTTACGGGGCAGGCGGGGGTGGTGCGGGCAATACAGCCACCCCCGGAAGCGGGATGGACAACGGGACGATGGGCGCCTCCAGCGCAAGCGGATCGGGCGTCGACTGGGCGGGCCTTCTGAAGACCCTTGGCCTCACCAACTCGGCAACCGGCAACACCGACTGGAGCAAGGTCCTCGGTCTGGGTCTGGGTGGTGCGTCGCTTATCAGCTCCCTGAACCAGCCCGCATATCAGGCCAAGACGCCAGCCCAGCTTCTCGCGGGCATGCCCAGTAACGCGCCCACTTGGTCTGCGGCCCAGAAGACTGCCATGCAGACGCCCATGAAGTCGGGCACGGCCCTGCAGCGCGTGGCCGCAGCCAACATGCCTTCGAGCATCGTGGCCGGCGTGCGAGGCTACGCAGAGGGTGGCGAGGTGCAGGGCCCTCTAAGTCAAGTAGCGCCCCCTGGGCCTTCCGGCCCGCAGGCATTCTCCGGCCCCGTCCCGATGGACGCCGGTGGTGGGCAGGATGACCTATTCCCCGCGCAACTCGCCGGTGGTGAGTTCGTGTTCGATGCAGAGACTGTAAGCATGGCCGGCGACGGCAACACGCAGGCGGGCTTTGACAGACTCAACCAACTGCGCGAGGAGCTTCGCGCTCAGAAGCGCGCGGCCCCCAATGGACAAATCCCCGCGCCCACCGGCGCGCTCAGCATTGCGAAGGGAGCCATGAATGGCTGATCTGACTACCGGATCGCCCGGCGCGGCGATTGATACCACCAGCGCCACATCCAAGGACCTGCCCGCTTGGTATCAGGACTACACATCCAACCTGGCCAGCCAGGCCAGCAACGTCGCGCAGCAGAACAACAGCCAGCCCCTGCCCGCGCAGAGCGTGGCCGGCTTCAACCCAACCCAAGTCCAGGCCTTCGACCAGACCCAGGCCAGTCAGGGCGCGTGGAAGCCCACACTGGACACGGCCGTGGGCGCCAACAGCCAGATCGGCAACGCCGCCTCGACGGGCGTGGCCAACGCCAACGCGGCCGTGGCCGGCCCGGCCCAGACTTGGAACAGCGACACCGCGTCCAAGTACATGAGCCCGTACACGTCGAACGTGATCAGCGGGCTCACGGACGCGGCCAACCGCAACTGGAACAACACGATCATGCCGGGCATCAACAGCTCGATGATCAGCAACGGCGAATTTGGCTCTACCCGCAACGCCTCGGCGCTGGGCCAGGCCGGCGTGGACTTCCAAACAGCCCTGAACGGCCAGGTGTCCAACGCGCTGCAGTCGGGCTACTCCGGCGCCCAGACGCAATTCAACGCGGACGCGGGGCGCACGCAGCAGCAGGGCGCGCTGCAGGCCAGCACGGCCCTGACCGGCGCCAGCACCAACGCCAACGCGCTCAACACGCAGGCCACCGGAGCGGGCGCGCTGAGCCAGGTCACGCAGGGTCTGAACAACACCGACAACCAGTCCATATTGAACATCGGCGACAAGCAACAGCAGCTCCAGCAGACCGGCCTGAACACGGACTACACCAACGCCATGTCCGCGCGCACCGACCCCTGGACGCAGATCAACAACATGAACGGCGCGCTGGCCAACGTCCAGCTCCCGAGCACCACGACGACCGACAACAGCGGCCCGGCGAGCGCCTACGGTCCCGGCGCGCTGCAGGGCGCGCTGTCGGCCTATCTGCTGAGCCAGGGTATCAACCCGAACGGTGCAACTACGGGGGCCAAGTAAATGGGCGCACTCAACACCTCGGACCAGTTTGACTTCCTTCCGCCCAAGGCGCGCGCGGACATCATGCGAGACATCATGCTCAACGGCAACGACCTGCCGACCATGAGCCTAGACACCCGCAAGATGGGCGGGCAGGGCGGGGTGATGGTGGCCGGCCCCGTGCTGTCGAAAGACTTGGCCGGCTACGACGGTGAGGTCGGCCCACTCACCCGCACGTCGGACACGATCTCGGACCCGGCCCCAATGGGCGCCGGCCCATCTCAGGAGACCCAGGACGCGGGGTCGGCTGCAGGCATGGGCGCGCTTTCGCAGCTCCCCGAGTACAAGATGCCCAGCTTGCAGGACGCGATGGCCATCTACGCCCCGCAGGAGCAGACCCAGCGGCAGATGTATTTGGCGCTGGCCGCCGGCCTGGGCCGAGCCACCAAGACCGGCAGCCTGGGCGAGTCCATCGGCAACGCGGCCGAGGCCATGAGCACGGTCCAGGCTGAGCAGCAGAAGCTGCGCATGCAGTACCTGCCGACCATCATGAACCAGCTTGTGCAGCAGCAGGCCATGCAGTACAAGATTCAGTCGGCCCAGTCGATTGGCCAGCAGATCGCTCAAAACAGCGGCTACGGTGCGCAGGCGCCCGGCCAAGGCCCTGGGCAGGCCCCGGGCGCTCCAGGCGCTCCCGCGCCCGGGCAGGCCCCTGCGTGGTCCCCTGAGCAGCACGGCGGCCTGCAGCGCCCGATCCCCCAGGCCCTGCTGCGCCAGGCCATGCAGCAGGTCCCGTTCGACAACGGCAAGGCCCTGTACGAGCTGCAGAAGGAATACAGCACGCCAAAATGGGAAATGCAAGAGGGCTACCTGCGCAACACCGCCGCGCCCCAGCAGCAGGGTTTTGCACCGGCGGTGCACACGTCGGCGGCCGGCGACACTACGGTGACCATGCCGGGCGCCAATGGCGGCGTGAACGTGAGCGCAGCCCCGGGCGCTGTGGACGCCAAGCTGGCGCTACAAGGCGGCACGCCCACGACCGTGAAGGTCGGATCGCAGGAGGTGCAACTGGCCCCGGCTGAGTTCAAGGCGTTCACCGAGACCGGCCGGCTCCCGCAACGCTACGCCGCGCTGCAGCCCCAGGTTCCTGGGCAGCTCGGCGCGCATGCCCCCGGTGACGCTGCGATCCCCGGCGCGACGGCCTCCCCGGCCGAGCTGGCGCGCCAGGGCGCCGAGAAGGTTGCCCTGGAGACGTCTGCACGTGGCCAGGTCGAGAATGGCACCGCCTACGAGCGCCGGCTGCTGGACACGCACGCCATGAACGAGTCCATGATGTTCCGCAACAGCCAGATCGCCCCGCTGCTGCAGCAGGTCCAGACCGGCAAGGCTGGCCAGGCCACGTTCGCCCAGCTCGGAACTTACCTGCAGAACTCCGGCATCGACGCGCCCACCGTGCAAAACTGGCTGAACAAGATGGCCGGTGGCGACACCTCGGTGGTCAAGACCATTGAGAACCAGCTCGCCGCTGCCGGCATCACCACCATGCTCACCACGCTGGACAAGGAGGGCTCACCTAACCGGGCCATGTTCCAGGCTGTGCACGAGGCGCAGGAGAGCCTCAAGTCCGGCAACCTGACCCTGCAGCGCGTGATGCAAATCCAGCAGGATGCCTACAAGAACACCCTGCACGAGGTGAACGCGATGGACCAGGCCAAGGAGAGCCGCACCTACGACCCCGCGCGCTGGGGCACCAGCTACGCCAAGGTGCGGGCGCAGCAGTACCTGCCGCAGGAGCCGGTTGGGCAGACCGCCGCGCCCAAGGTGCGCCGCTTCAACGCCGACGGCTCGGTAGCGCAATAGGAGCCACGCATGACCATCATCGCCGCCGGGCGCATCCTCCCTCTCCCTGACGACGCCACCGATGAGGAGGTGGGCCAGTTCCTGCGCGACCACAAGGACAAGCTCGACAGCTACCCGATGGAGCCCGCCGGCCACGGCGCCGGGGTGCCTGCCGGCGGCCCGTCGCCTGCGGCCGCCAAGCAAAGCCTTCTGGGCGCGGCGGGCGAGGGCGCGGGTAACCTGCTGTACGGCACGGCCAAGGGCCTGGCCGACCCGATCTATGGCCTGAGCCAGACGGGCCTGCACCTGATCAACAGCGGCTACCAGAAGCTGCGCGGCCCCGACATGGGCAGCGTGGTCACCGGCAAGAACAGCAACGGGCTGCAGCAACTCACCGACCGCTACGACAAATTCCTGCGCGACGGCGAGAGGCAGTACCAGAGCGAGACCGACGGCTCTTTCCTGGCCGGACTCGGCCGCGTTGCCGGAAACCTGGCCCCCCTGGCGGCGACTCTAGGCGCGTCTGCGCCCGCTACGGCCGCCACAGCGGCCCCGGTGGCGGTGGCCAAGGCCCCACTAGCCACCCGGGCCATTGAGGGCGCCCTGACCACCGCAGCGAACGCGGCCAAGGGCGCCGCCTGGTCGGGCTCGGCCCCGGTCTACAGCTCCCCCAACGGGTACTGGGACGCCAAGAAGGACCAGGCCGAGGTGAGCGCGGTGCTGGGCGCAGCGGCGCCAACCCTTGTCAACGTGGCGCGCAACGTGCGCGACGCCGCGCGGCCCTTCACGGCCCCCGCGAAGATGGTGGCCAACAACATTTTGCGTGGAGTGGAGGCTGACGCGGGCGCCAGCGCCCCGGCCGCAGGCGCGCCCCAGACGCCGGGCGTATCTGGCCTCACTGGTGTGCGCAGCCCGCAGGAGGTGATCGCCCGCATCGACGGCCGGCAGCGCTACGTTGATGGCTCCAAGCCGACCACTGCCCAGGTGGTGAACACCCAGCAGCTCTCAATGGCCGAGAAGGCCCTGGAGAACAACCCGGACTACTTGGTGGAGATGGGCAACCGGGCCAACGCCAACAACGCCGCGCGCATCGCCAAGCTGCGCGCCTTCGCCGGGACGCCCGAGGACCTCCAGCGCGCGCTGGAGGCACGCCATCAGGCCACCAGCCCGCTCTACGACGCGGCATTTGCCAAGGAGTACCCGGTGGACCCCGAGCTGGCCGACATCTTGGCCTCGGACATCGGCAAGCAGGCCCTGGCCGAGGCGCGCCGCCAGGCCTCTCGGCAGCCGGCGGCGTCCCGCCCGGCGGGCCTGGTGGAGGGGACGCCCGAGCAGACGGTGCCCACGGGCCTTCTGGACGCCCAGGGCAACCCTATGATGGCCACCGTGCCGGGCAAGAACGGGACCATCGACGGCCAGTCGCTCAAGTACATCGAGTCGGCCCTGCGCGGCCTGGTGCCGGAGAACGCTGCCGGCGGCGGCATCGCCGGTCTGGACGCTGGCTCCAAACAAAAAATGGTGGGCCGCGTGGCTGACTGGCTCAGCACCAACGCGCCCGAGTACAAGGCCGCCGACGCCCTGTGGCGCCAGCACAGCGAGCCGGTGAACGCCATGCGTACTGGCCAGGCCGCGCTGGAGGCCCTTGGCGCCCCGGCGGGCGTGGAGGACGGCGCGCTGGTGAGCAGCGTGGACCAGCTCGGCAAGAGCAAGCCCTTCAACTCTTCTGGCGACACCGCGCTCACCCTGTCCAACTTCAACGCGGCCGTGAACAAGGCCAAGAACGCCGAGTACGGCTCGCAGTTCCTGACCCCCGAGGCGGTACAGACCCTGTCGTCCATTGAGAAGGACCTGCAGCGCCAGAGCGGCGGTTCCAGCTCGATCCGCGCCAAGGGCTCGGACTCGGTCTACAACCTGCAAGCACCGAGCTGGCTCTCCCGCACGCTGTACGGCGGCGGCCTGGACGGCAGCGGCTCCGGCAGCGCGATCATGGGCGCGGCCACGGGCGCGGCCGGCGCCACGCTGGGCTTCCTGAACCCTGAGCTGACGCACCTCACTGGCCCCATCGCTGAAGGCGCGGGCCTGGTGGGTGGCGCGCTGCTTGGTGGGGGCTCTGGCCTGACCATCGGCGGCAAGATCGCCAACGCCGGCGCGAGCCGCGTGGACGCGGTGCTGCAGGACGCCATGCTCAACCCTGACCGATTCAAGGAGCTGCTGCTTCAGGGCCTGCAGCAACGGGCCAACGAGGCGGCCTATGCGCCCACACCAGCCACCGGCGCGCTGAGCGAGGTGGCAAACACATACAGAGGAGATCAATAGCATGGCTGGACCCCTGTCGAAGCTAAACGCCACAATTCTGCCGGATCGCAACGCGACCCATGGCGGCGCAAACTTGCTGGAGGAAGAGTTTCCGCACCTTGCCGGCTTCTTGAAAGGCCTCGCCGGCACCGCCCCGGACGAAGCCGGTGGTAGTGTGCTGGACGACTCGCACAAGAACCTGGCCGAGGGTGCAAGCTACGGCTATCCAGTTGGCGCCGCAGCGCAGGCCCTGCCCATCATTGGTCCTGCCCTGAAGTGGGCGGCGTCGGGGTCTGCTGGCGCGCGCATCGCCAACGCCATCGGTGACATGGGGGCTTCCTACGCGGCGCCCAAGAAGTTCGACGGGGTAACCCCTACCGTGCGCAACGCGCAGCGAGCGGCGTACCCTGACATCTACAAGGACCCGCGCGCCCTGGTCGAAGAAGCGGCCAGCCGCGTGGCCCCAGAGGACCCGGCGCTGAAGCGTTTGTTTGGCGTCACCCGCGACGACCTGTACCAGATTGGGGGCATGGGTCTGCGCAAAGGGAACATCACCGAGGCGCCATACAAAACGGCGCCTAACCCCACAGGAAATCCGGCTGCCGAGAACCTGACAACCCCACGCAACACCCAGCGCATGCAAGACATCATCGCCGAGGCGATGCAGCACCCGGAGCTGCATGACCCGATGGCCTCTTGGTACGTCATGGACCCCCTGTACGACCAGTTTAAGCGCCTTCACGGCGAGGGCGCGCCGGCGGCCTACAACCAGTTCAACGCACTGACCGGAATGGCAAGCCCCGGCAGCGAGGTGTTGACCGAGCTGAACCGAGGCACTGGGGCCAACTGGCTGGCCAACCAGGGGCGGATGGATGACTTTGTACGCTACGCCGGGATCGCGGACGACCGTCGAGGCGCGGGCTTCCCCGACGACATGCGTGGGATCACGGGGCACCCGTACCACAGCACAGCCCAAGCGCCGGCGATGCAGAAGTTTGTGGACACAGGTGCGGTCGACATGAAGTCCGCGAAGGTGCCCAGCTACATTGCCGCGTCAGGGGTCCCCGACGTGGGGTTTCAAACCGGCTTCCCGGTAGGGGATGCGCACTGGTCTCGTCTGGTCGGCCTCCCCGATGTGCGCGAAATGCGAACCTCCAAGGGTGTCAACAAGATTCCAAACGCCAGTGCGACGGTGCCGGAGATGTCCTCGCTCACGCCCTGGTGGGCGCACGAGGTGGCCGCCCCAACGGGGCTGGAGCCGGTGCCGGCGCAGGCAGTCGTCTGGGGCGCAGGCTCTGGCGCTACGGGCGTCACGTCCCCTATCGGTGCGCCCAAGCTGGAGCTGCTGGCTCAGCAGATTATGAAAACCGCAGATCGCCTTGGGGTGAGCCCAGAGACAGCCCGCGACATGGTGTTGACCGGCAAAACTCATGCAGGCAGGGCAACGCCGGGAGCGCTTACCGCAACCGCAGCGGCTGGCGCCGGCGCGGCAGAGACCGCTAAGTACCTGCTGGGCGGCCAAGATCAGGCAGCGCCAGGATTCGACCCTCTGCCCAGTCCAGAGCCTCTTGGGCCGTAGGCTTCGTACCCGCAGCGGCCTCCACTTCATCGGCTTGTTCGTTTAAATCTCTGATGATCTTGAGCACTTCATCTCTGTCCACGAGTTCCATCTCACTCTCCTAAAAGGCACCACCATGGGCGCACTGTCTGATCTCTTCGATACCGTCAAGGCCTCACCGGCCGGCCGCCTGGTGGGCGACGTACAGGCCCAGGGCGGCGTGCTTCCCTGGCTCAAGAGCACGGGCCAGGCAGCCTACGACAAGGTCAGCCAGATCGCGCACGACCCGGTGGGCTACGCCAAGGGTCTGGGTCAGGACATCATAGACAACCCGGACAAGTTCGGCGAGGCTATGGTGGGCGGCTTCAACCCGAGCCACATCGGCGGCGCGGCCATGGGCCTGGCTGGCGTGCTCGCGCCCAAGCGCTTCCTGGGAAAGTCCCTCGTCGACCTGCCCGACAACGGGTGGGTCAAGATGGGCAACAAGATGGACCAGTTCGGGACCGACCAGCGGCTGGTGGACCTGGCTCAGCGCTACGCCTCTGATAACGGCCTGGCCTACCAGCCCCTGACCAAGTACACGCCGGTAGACCCGATGCGCGCCAAGGGGCTGGCGCAGGCCTACGAGGCCATGAAGCACGACCCCAAGGACCCTGCGGTGGCTAAGTCCTACCAGGCCCTGATGGATGAAACGCAGAAGCAGTTTGAGGCCCTGCGCCGCGCCGGCTACAACTTTGACTTCATCCAGGGCGCCGACCCCTACGGCAACCCGCGCAACGCCATCAACGACTTGGTCCAGAACAAGCACATGTCGGTCTTCCCGACAGAGGACGGGTTTGGCAGCTCCGAACCAGGCGGTGTGGACCTCCGCGACAACCCGCTGCTGCAGCACTCGGAGCTGCAGATCGGCGACGGCTCGATCCCGACCACCTACAACGACCTCTTCCGCGCTGTGCACGATGCGTACGGCCACGCCCAGTACGGGCTGGGTTTTCGAGCGGGCGGGGAAGAGAACGCATTCCAGGCCCACGCACGTATGTTCTCGCCCGAGGCGATCCCGGCGGCTACCAGCGAAACGCGCGGCCAAAACTCGTGGGTGAACTACGGCCCTTCCGGCGAGACCAACCAGACTGCCAGCCCGCTGGACACGAAGTACGCCCCGCAGAAGACCGGCATCATGCCGGATTGGGCGTGGAAGAGCGGTGTGGGTGAGTGACATGAACCAGCTCCGGCACACAGCTCAGGTCTGAGTACAGGTAGGCGTTCTGGCCAAACTCACGGGCCAGATCGACCAGTTGCTCACGGTGGCCAGCAGGCAGCAGCACCAGCTTGCTCTGCTCCGAGGGCCACTCGCCAGTCGGGTCCACCCCGGCGCCCAGGTAGCGCATGGCATGCGGGTAGAGCTGGCGCAGGCGGTCAGCCAAGCGTGCGCTCGCCAAGGTGTTTACCTCGGCCTTGGTGGTCTCGCTGAACGGGTTGTAGGCCGTGATGAAGAAGGCGCAGATCGTCTTCGTGGATGCAAACAGCACGCCCAGCTCGGGGCTGCGCACGCCGACGCGCAGCACGATGCCGGGCTCGAAGATGCGGTACTCGGCTGCCAAGTATTTGTCGATCACACCTTCTCCTTGGGCTTGCGCGACAGCGACGGCGTCTTCTTGGCCGCCAGGCACAGCAGGCGCAGGGCCTTGCCGCCGCCACGGTCGCGGTAGTTCTTGATGGTCGAGCGGTTCACGTCCAGGGCCTCGGCGGCTTGCTCCCATGTGAAGCCGGATTCGGTGAGCCAGGTTTGAAATTCTTCAGGTGTCATAGGTCTACAGTTTAGACTGCTTAAGGGCTTCTGCCAAGGCCACGCCGCGCCGTCGGTATATCTCATGCTTGAGCGAACTGGGCTGGCCCCAATAGTCCACCCAGCACTCGGAGTCGATCAGGCGGGCCGCCGCCTTGACCTCTTCGGCGATCTTGGCCGGCGGCTCGTCCAGCGGATGGGTGGCCAGCGCGTAGACCTCCTCGGGGGTCAGGTTCATCTCCTCGGCGATGGCTTGGCACAGGTTGCCCAGCAGCTCCTGGCCCCAGGGCGTGTCACGGTGCCACTGGCACTCGGGGTCCACCAGGGCGAGATAGGCGCCTAGCATCAGGTCGGTGCGGCGGCGGATATTGGGGTCAGGCAAGCTCATGGGTTACTCCTTCACGGCTCGGCACGATACCACCGTGGCCGTGCCAAACGGACCATAGTAGCTGTCGCCCCGGGCGTACTTGGTGGGCACCGTGGCGCGACCCTTGAATGGGCCGGCGCCGTGTGGGTTGTCGTAGGTGTAGGTGATCTTGAACATGGCGGGGTCCTCTGGTTGATACGGGTCACACTGGCAAGGCCCGAGGCCTTGACGCTGTGATCAGCTACATCGCGTTGTGCTGGCTGGCCACCGGCTTCTTGTCGAAGTCCTGGAAGTAGCCGGCCAGGATGAAGTTGCCGCGCTTGTCGATGCAGGGCTGCAGGTTCACGACCTGGTCCTTGCTCACCAAGTAGTCGGCCATGCCGCGCCACACCTTGGCACCCTGCGAGAAGCGCACAGCCAGGCCGAAAATCGGCAGGCGGTCGCCCCACACCTTGCTGCAGTGAACGCGGCGGCGATCACCACGGATGGTCACCTCGACGGTGAAACGCTCCAGGCGCTGCTCGCCCTTCTTGTTTGTCCAGACGTAGTCGGGTTCTTGGCGGTGGGTGTCGAGGTGGACTTGCATTTTCAATCTCCAGTTTGTGTTGCGATGGAGTAATTGTAGTCTAACTTTTAGACTAATGTGCATCTAAATTTTAGACTGTTTTAGCGGCGACTCACTACGGGCCCGTATAGGGCCGTAGTGAATAGTTCAGATTTTGCCGGCAATGTCCGACAGGGTGGGGCGGTAGTAGGTGTTGACCAGCAGGCTGATGTCCTTGTGCCGGCTCACCTTGGCCAGGTCGTGCACGGGCAGCTTCTTTGAGAGGTAGGTCAGGGCGCTGGCGCGGGTGTCGTGGAAAGTCAGCCCCTCAATCAAGAGCTGCTTGCACAGGATCGAGAAGAGCACGCTGGCCTCGTTAGCGTCCACCGTGAAGGGCGGCCGCTGCAGCAGCTTGTGGGCGATCCGGCCAATCGGCACCCGGGCGATGGCGTCGGTCTTGCGCGCACCCGCCACATTGGACAGGGTGACGATTCGTGTGGCCGGGTTGTAGCGCTGCGGCGCTGCGATGGCCTCGCCCAGGCGCATGCCGGTGCGCAGGGCGATGTGGAACAGTGCCTGCACCTCGGCCGTCTTGCCCTGGCGCGGCGCGCGCAGGACGCGCTTGATGTCGCGCCAGCCCCAGATGCCGGTGCGGGGCTGGTTCTCGGCCGGCAGCTTCACACCTTCAAAAGGCTGGTGGTCGCACCAGAGCCACTCCAGCTTAGCCACCCGGAAGAGGTTGCGCAGGATGTTGGCCTCGCGCACCACAGTCGATCCGCTCACCGAGCGGTTGTCAGCGTCCCCGGATAGGCGCCAATCGCGCCAGGACGCGATCTGGGGCGCGCCGATGGCTACCAGGGGGGTGTCGTCGCCAAAGTAGCGCCGCGCGGCCTCCAGGCGCCTTTTCTCAAAGACGTGGCCGTCCTTCTTGGCGCTGACCTCCTGCACGTACTTGTCGGCCGCGTCGCCGAACGTGAAGCCCTTGCCGGCCTTGGCCTTCTTGCCGGTGGCCTCCTGATCGGCTGCCCAGTCCCGGGCATCCTTCTTGGTCTTGCAGGTGCTCTTGCTCACGCGCTGGCCATTGACTTCCACCTGGGCCTGCCAGTTGCCGTTGGGGAGTTGTCGGAAGTAGGCCATCAGGGTGCTCCTTGGTTAAAAATTCGGGCGGCTATTCGGGATTTATTCGGGGGCGAGCCTGAAACGAAAAAGCCTCCACAGGGGAGGCTCGTAGTGTATCGGGAGATAAACGCGCAGGGAAGTACCCTGTCTGGTGCCCGGGGCCGGAACTTAAATATGAGTCAAATGCGTTGTATTTTCGGGAAAACATCGGGATTTATCCTGGCTTTGTGGCATAAGCGCGCGGCCTCCGTAGAGGAAGGCCCGCACCTCAACGGTAAGCCAGAGCGGCTTGCGCTCGGTCGCACCCGGGGCGATGCCCGGGAAGCCAACCTGCTTCGCAATCACATCGCGCGCGTGCCGGCGCGTGCAGCGGTAGAGCGCGGCGACGTCGCCCAGGTCCATGAGTTCGTGAGTCATTTAATCCTCCACATAAGTGCTGTCTTGCGGCCCCGGGCACCCTTGCGCCGGGCCTGGCCGCCACGGTAAAAGAGCAGCTTAATCATCTCGCGGCGCAGCGGGGCTGGCACCCAGATATAGCGGGGCTCTAGGACGATTGAGCTGTCGATGGACTGGCGGAGTCGGACCATCATGGCCTCTAGGGACGCCTGGCTTAGTACGCGCGACGTGGGCAGCAGGCTACTACGCTCAGCCATGCGGCTTTCCTTGTTTGGTGTTGATGGCGGCGCTGTCAATGGTCCGGCGCCGAATGGCCGCCAGCACCCCCTCCAAAGTGGCTAGGCCAAAGGTTTCTGGCGTGAGCAGCGGGTTGTTGTGTTCAGCCATTCTTTGCCTCCACACTCTGCTGATATGTGCGAAGCCGCTCAACCTGGTCGCGGTAATCGCGCAGCTCAGCGTTGACCTTGTCGTAGTCGATCCCTGCCCAGCGCGGGTCTATGGATGGCGGCTCTACGGTCTGCACTGGGGCGGCGTAGACGATGTGTGGGTCACATTTGCGCGCGCCAAAAAACTTGAACCGCAGGAGGCACCGCTGGCAATGAGTTTCGTCTTCTTCGCCGGGCGCTGTTGATACAACCCAAGGCCCATGCTTGGTGCTGATTACCGGCTCCTGCTCTTGCTGCGCCTCCATTGCAGCTATTAGCGTGCGATATGACTGGCTTACACCTCCAAGGGTGTCAATGTAGTTGGATGCAGCTTTAAGCGAATCCAGCAGGGTTTTGAGTGTGTCAGTAGTCATATTGGCTCTTCCCGGTTCGTAATGCTGGATTGCTACGCCCGTCACCGCGCGATACCGTTGACGCCAATAATTCAAGGTGCTTTTCAATCCGCTTTAGCGTTGCCAAAAGGTCTTTAAAATAGGCAATCATGTCTTATTCACTCCTACAGAGCCGGGATTCTCGCCCAGCAGGTTGTTGATGGTGGCGAGGGCTTCATGAAAGCTGTCACCGTCAAATGGAATCTTGTCAGCATTTATTGATGCAAGCACACTGCGCAGTTCACCCCTCGCCAGCACCAGCGCGGCTTTGAGCTTCTCAGTTCTGTCTGTTTCCAGATACCATTTGCGCTCAAATTCTTCATGGTTGCTATTGGCAACTTTCAGCGCGGCTTCTAGCTGGGTGATGCGGTCTCTGGACGCGTCAACTTCCTGGATATGACGCCCACATTCAGCCCGCTCCGCAGCCACTGCCGCCTGTGCGGATGCGAAGGTTACAAGAAAACCACCTTCGGGCCAGTCATAGGGGTAGGCATTTTTGCTGCATTCGGCCCAAGTTCGTGCAATGGTGTAGCCCTGTGGGGGATATGTACCTCGGCCACGGTAGGTAAGCAACCTAGCCACTACCTCCAGCCCATCGGCTGCTGGCCGGTCTTGATAACAAAGCGCGTCAGGGTTTTTGCACCCGCCACCACATGCACCCGAGAACGCTTCTTCCGAGCCGCATAATTTGCAGTTGTCGGTCATGCTTTCTCCTTGAGTGCTGCACGAGCACGTGCTTGGTATTCGTAGTCGCAGGCGTTCACAGAGGCAATCCATGCAAGCGTGGAATACAGCCGCTTGTTCTCGGTGCGCAGGGTGTCGCATATCAAAGACACATTCTCACGCGCAGTGGCTTCTTGGTTAAGTTGCCTTAGCAGCCGCTCAATCTCTTGAGCCTGGGCGCGGAGCATGGCGGCGCGGGCTTGGTCAAATGTTGGCTTGTTCCATTCATCCTCGTCCATACCCATGTGGGTCAGCATAGCGTTCAAAGCCATCAGCAGCCCCTGATTGACCGCGCTGGCCTGCTGACGTAATGGATTCGGCACACTGCCCGCTGATTCACAAAATCGGAGCATGTGCTGCGCCCATTCTTCCTTGCGGTTTCGGCTTGCAAGCGTTCGGACGTTTTCCAGTGCCAGCCATTGGGCGTGGTTCATTTCAGTAATAGCATCGCACTCTGACTCGCTACGCTTGCGCTCTTCCTCCGCACCCTGCAACCGGGCGGCTGCGAGTTTGGTAGCGGTGTAGAGCTTGTCACCATCCACCATAGGTGGGCCTTGATGAACCAACCAATCTACATGACATGCCTCGTCGCTGTCGGAAACAAAGTTAGCAACAGGCTCCATATCCATGGCCAGCAATTGCTGCACAACGTGGTCGGCTGCACGCTGGGCGATGTAGGTTACATAAAAGTCCCCAATTGAAGTTGGCTTCCACTCGTTGCGCCACTGCTCCACCAGTTCAGGTGTGATTTCTATTTTCATATCAAAGTCCTTCGTCGTTCTTTTATTCGCCGTGGTACTGCCACAAGACTGCATTGCAGGCGTTGTGCACAGCCCCGATAGTCAGACCTGAATCATGACTGTGGTGCAGATGCACTGGCCATGCGAAGAAGTTTGGCGGGAACAACTTTGCATCTATGTACTTGCTTAGAATGTCCTTTGTTGCCGGACCACTTAAGGGTGCTTGGCAGTGGTGGCAGTTACCGCTCTGAAGGCGCACATACTCTTCACGAACTAAGCGCCTTTGAGCGGGTGGGGTGTCTTTGTAGTTGACTGGTAGCTTCATTTCAAAGTCCTTCGTCGGCCAGTGCTTCGGCCAAGATTAAGAGGAATAGGGAGCGGTGTAATTCACTGTGGCAATCTCTGAATGCGTACCAGTCAGTCATCGCAATACCCCATGTTCCGCGAACGGTGTCGTACATAAGCACCGGCTTCGATTCGTGATCTTTTGCGCTGGCACGCAGCGCCGTGCTGATCGACCCGTATTGCAGGTGCTCGTCGTCGGGGTGGATGCGGTGCTCGTCGGTCAAGTCGTAGACCAAAGTCAAGAACCACGCATCTGCCGAGGCGTTGTATTCTTCAATCCGCGCACCGCGTGCTGCGGCAAAGAGTAGGCGGCTCATGGCATACCTCCGTTCCACTGAGTTGCTACAGGCGTGTGCTTCCCGCCGACTTTGCCAATACGGCAAGGCTCTATCAGTGGTAGGTGTTTCCAGTTCTCACCGCGTACCGCAGATCGCACGGTGGAGATAGCGATGCCATACCTTGAAGCAATGTCTTTCAGGTACATGCCGCCCGCATTCCACAGCGCACGAATCTCTAGCACTTGAGCGTCTGTGAGCAGAACCTTCGGGTGTGCCATGCCTTTGGGTCCGGTGTTGGACGCACGGCCACGCGAGTGCATGTCTGCGGTGTTGTCCTTATACGTTCCAATAACCAAATGGTCAGGGTTGATGCAACGCGGGTTGTCGCATGTATGCCGTACGACTTGCCCTTTAATGTCGGCGTGATCGAGACTGTGAGCTTTCATGTAGGCGACACGATGCGCAGAGGTCGCTTTCTTATTCCACTCTGTTGACCCGTAACCAGCCTTGGTCCCCTTTTGTCCGTGGTCGATGCAGCTACTTTTCATGGCAACCTCTTTCGGCTATCACAGCCAACGCGATGGCCTTTTGCGGGGTGTCTGCGTAGTGCAGGATGGTGAACCTTGGTGCGCCCCAGCGTCCGTCATGCCATCGATATGGGAATACGTTGTACAACTCCGCAATCGGGCCGATGACGTTCCAGTCTTTGTGGGAGAAGACCCTGCTGTACGACAACCATTCAGGTCCGATGGTGTATGCCAATACCAACTGGCCGGACAAGATCGTCATGCGGTCCTCAGTCCACCCAATCGCCAGCGCAAGGGCTCTGTCAATTTCGAGGTCGGTCATAAAAACTCCTTTCAGTTTATGCACGCTGATTGTAATCTATTTTTTAGACTGTTCGCAAGGTGTTGCTGTAGGCAAGGAGAGGGTGTAGCAGGCGAGCCAGTGAAGCCCCTCTTGGGTCCTAAAAGGGTAGGGGCATGCGTCTTGGTACGTCAGCCCCGCCTTGGCCGCGCGGCTTGCATCGGCCTCGATGCAAGCCTTCTTCTCGGGGCTCACGCTGCCACCCCCACCGACGTCACCGCGCGGTGCTTGCGCGAGGCGATGACCTTGTTCACCGTCGCCATGGCGCGCTCAAGGTCAAGCACCGTCGCCGCGTCGAGCTGCGCGTCGTGCACACCCATCACTAGGTTGATGGCCACCAGCTCGGGGCCGGTGCACACGAACTTGCCCAGGTTGAAGCCGCGCCGGGCGACCGCCAGCATGGCGTCGTGGTCGGTGAATATCTCAGTCTCCCAGTCCCGGCCGGAGCCGTGCATGGCCAGGGCCTCGCACATGTTGAGCGCTCCGATCAAGACCTGGACGTCGTGCTTGGTAGCCGAGCCCGTGCGCAGCGCCTCCAAGGCGACGTGGTTCTTGAGCTTCAGGTCCGTCGCGTGCGGTGTGTCGATCAGCCTCTTGAAGCCGGTAAGGACGTGCCCGATGGTGTCGCGGATAACGCCGCGCGGGCGGTAGCTTGAGCGCTTACGCATTACTCGATTTCCTTCATGTAGTAGTTGGTCGTGAAGCCGTCCGCGCGCAGCAGCAGGTCAGGCGCCCACTTGATGGGCCGGCCCATAATCTGCTCAGCCCGGGCCAGTGTGTGAGGCCCGTTAGGGTCCTCCTCCAGGATGTCCTCGTCGTGGATCGTGGTGAGCTGCGTGTAGCCCTCATCGTCCAGCGCGAGCATGGCCTCCGCCAAGCAGTCGCGGGCGATGGCCTGTGTAATGTTCTCCACCGTCTTGCCCCCAAAAGTGGCCAGGCGCGTCCACTTCTTGGTCTTCTGATCCTGGCCCTCATAGGTCAGCGAGCCACGGCGCGCGACGATGTACTCGACGCCGTTGGCCAGCTTGCGCACCAGGTCCTCTTGCTCAATGCGGGGCTTGACGTAGAAGAGCTTGCGCCCGCTGGGCAGTTGGATCGTTAGAAAGCCAGACTCATAGGCAAACACCAGCCGAGCCCGGCCGCCGGCGATCACCACCGTCACCGTGGTCTTGTTGCGCACGGCGCGCTTGGCCGCGTTCTCGCAGCGCAGCCACAGGCCTGGGCGCTCCTCGTCGTAGCTTGCGATCTCGGGGTTGGCCTCGCGCCAGGCGATCTTGATCGGCTCCAGCTCTTCGAGCTTGAGGCCCATGGCCAGGGCGCCCATGTTGACCAGCGCGTTCTCGCCACCGCCAAAGCCCAGCGCCAGCTCGGCGATCTTGCCCTTCTGCCGGTACGGGCTCTTCTTGCCCACGCTGCCGGCGGGCAGCTTGAACATCTGCTCGGCCGAGGCCTCGTAGATTTTCCCGTGTGTGGCAAACACTTCCAGGCGCCACTCGCACCAGGCCAGCCAGGCGATCACGCGGGCCTCAATTGCTGCGAAGTCCACGACGTGGAAGACACGACCGGGCCGTGGCACAAACGCCGTGCGGATCAGTTGGCTCAGCGTGTCGGGCACGTTGCCGAACAGCATCTCAAACAGCTCAAACTGCCCGGTGATCACCAGCTCGCGCGCCAAGTCGATGTCGCGCAGCTTGTTCTGCGGCAAGTTGTGAATCTGCACAAGCTGGCCGGCCCAGCGGCCGGTGCGGTTGGCGCCATAGAAGCGCGTGAGGCCGCGCAGGGCCAAGTCCAGGCACACTGCCCGGGCCATGGCGTGGTACTTGCTCACGCTCGTCTTGGCCAGCTCCTGGCGTATCTGCAGGACCCGCTCGACTACCTTGTCGCTGGCGCCCTTGAGGAGCTTGGAGACGGTCTTCTTGGTGACGTCGGTGATGGCCTCCTCGCCCTCCTCCAGCTCCTCATTAAGCCACTCCATGAGCTGATTGCGGCTGTTGGGGTTCTCCAGGCCGGTCAGCTCCACAGCCTCGGTGGTCAGGCTGTCCTTCACGCGCACGTCGAAGTCGATGGCGTTCTTCACCAGCTCGGGCTGGATCAGCATGCCGCGCGCGTTCATCCTCATATCCAGGCACCACAGGCGGTGCTCAAACTCAGGCACCGGAAACCGGCTGATGCGACGCGCCACCTCGCGCTCGGCCACGACGTCTTGCAGCCCGTACTCTTTGAACTGCCCCCACTTAACGGGGTCGTGGTGGGGCAGGTTGCGGGTACGCATGCCGTTGGCCTTGGTCGGCTTGCAGGGCATGCAGAAGTAGCGGATCAAGGCCCAGCCGGTGGAGAGCTTCTGCTTGTCCTCGGGCAGCCCCACCACACGGCACACATCGGCCAGCTTGGCCGGCATGCCCAGGTAAAGCGCGTGCACGGCGGTGCAGCGCCACTGGGCCGGGTCCAGCTCTAGGTTGAAGTGCTTTCCGATGGTGGCAATTTCAAAGGCAGCGTTGAAGGCCGTCTTGGTCACGCTCGGGTCGGTCAGGCTGCGCAGCACGTGCTGCGGTAGTTCCTCGCCCTCAATCAGGCTGATGATGTTGGGCTCGCTCTCCCCAAAGGCGTACTGGAACGTCGTGATCTCAAAGTCGGGCTCCTCCTTGTAGCGGAATACACCGACCTCGGGAAGGTCCGCGCTGCTAAAGGTCTCGACGTCGATGCGCAAGATGCTCATGCACCCACCACCTGGTGCACCAGATACTGAGAGCGCGCCCGGTTCAGCACGGTGTAGTCAAGCTTGCCGCGTGCACGCAGGTCGCGCAGGATGCGATCCGCCGACGCAGGCGCCACCTTGCCATACAGGGCCTGTACGTGAAAGCGCAGGTCGTCTGCGAAGAACGTCTTGCCGACACGGGCGCGGCAGAACGCGAGGATCGCGTCGGCCAGCTTGGTGCTGACGGCTTGAATTTGTTCGGTCTGTTGGGTCATAGAAAGATGCACTGTTGCTGCGACACGAAGGCTGCGCGTGCACCCGGGTCTCCCCCAGAAGCCACCCTCGCCGCTGGCCACGCCAGTGCACCTATCTATGACCGCCCCCGCAGGGGCAGCCTGTTGTCCGTTACTTCTTGAACCAGCCGGCGATGGCCTGGGCCACGCTGTCGGGGATAAAGAATGGGAAGTTGATGGCGCCGTTCCACTTGCGCATGGTGTCGGCCTGGGCGCGGATCACGTCCACCTCGGCGTTCTTGCGGTTGACCTCGACCACGGCCAGAAGGGCGTCCTTGCTGGCGTACTGGATTCCAGCCACTACGGTGGCGTTGACCGCGTCCTGGATCGCCTTGTCAAAGGTCAGGCCCTCGGCGTAGCCAACGAAGGCGATGGTGATCCCCTTCTTGGCAAAGTCGTCCTTGACGATCTGCTCAACGGCCGTGATGATCGCGGCCTTGTCGCCGATGGCCTGCATGAACTTGCGCTTGGAGAACTCCAGCGCCAGCACCTGGTGCACCTTGGCCTTGACCACCGTGTCCATGACCTCGGCCAGGCTCTTGCCATACTTCACCGATGCAAACACGTCGGCCGGCTGCTGACCGGTTGCGACACCGTTGGTGCCAAAGTTGTAGAAGAAGCGGGCCGCGTCCTCCTCGGCCACCGAGGCGCTGATCAGGATGCCGGTGGTGATGTCCACCGAGTCGGCGGACTCAAAGCGCATGCCCTCCTTCTTGGCGCTTGTGCCACGGTCGGTGGCATCGACCCACTCGCGGGTGTAGGGGGTCCGGTCGACCAAGTAAAGTGTAGCGCCAGGCACGTAGTAGTCCTTCAGCATCGCAGTGTTCGCAGCGACAACGTGCGGAATCTGGACGCGCTTGGCGGCCACCTTGTTGTCGGACAGATACTCCACCGATCCAAATTGCTTCTGCCCGGCCTTGTTGGCCCCTACGGCCGGGATCAAAAAAGCGCTCTGGTTCGCCTCAATATTGACCCACTCAGCGCGGTCAGTCGTGTCGTAGTAGGCATATGCGGGGGCTGGCGCCACGCTGGCCAACAGAACGGCAGCCGCGACGGCCGCAGCGGCCCCTGGGGCGCTTTTAAAGAGCGACTTGATGGGTGACCACCAGATGAGCGCGAGGCCCGCCAAGAACACCACTAGGGAAACGGTGTAGCCGGTCGGCATGCGGTTGGCCAAGCTCCAGACCATGAAGGCGCTGTCGCTGTCTTCAAGCTGACCCACGGCGATCTTGCCCACAGCCAGAGTGCGAGCCGAGTCAACGGCTGCCGTGATGATGCCGCACACAAAGGAGAGCACGGTGGTGGCGAGCATACGCCAAATGAAAGATTTGATGGTCATTGCGTTGTCCAGTTGTTGGTTGAAAAGGTGGGGTACTCGCCGCAAACAGGGAACTAAGTGTTGAAACTATCGCCCAATTGCCGCACCTGCTTTCCCCCGATTCAGTTAGCTCAGAAAGTCATCCTGCACGGCCGTGAAGTCCTCGTCGGGGCGGCTGCCGCCACCGCCGATGCGCTCGCCGCCGGGCAGCACTTGCACGTTGTTCAGGTACAGCTTGATGCCCTTGTTGCCGTCGGTGTTGAAGGCCGCCGGCGCGATGCTGATGCGGGCATTGCAGCCGCTGTAGACCTGGGCCGGGTTGATGATTTCCTGGAGCTGCGCGTCCACCACACCAGGCTTGGTGTAGGTGTTGCAGTTGATGAAGTAGCAGCCCTTGTACTCGGGGTTCTGCTCGGTGTCGCGCTCGGTGTCACCGTCACGAAGTGGGGTCTTGAATGACGCCAACCATTTGCTGCCCCACTTCGTGATGGCCTTGGGGTCACTCTTGAAGGCCTCCACGCTCTTCTTGATCTTGTTGATGGTGTCCAGGTCCGTCTTGGGGATCAGGCCCATGCAGCTATACGCCTCGTTCTCGTCGGGGGTCAGCAGGAACTTGGTGAAGCCAATGCGGATGGTTCCGGTGGTCACTTTGTAGGGGTTCACGTTCTTCGGGGTTTCGGCCATGTTGGGCTCCTAGGTGTTGCTAAAGTCGCTGACGGCCGCAGCCGTCGAATTGAGTTCCTGGCGCCAGTCGTAGACGGGCACAAGGGTGGGGTTGCCGGCGGGCTTGGTGACCAGCTCGGACAGGTGCTGCATGAAGGCCTTCTTGCCGATGAGCTTCTCCATAGCGCTGATGCCCAGCAGGCTCTTCTGCTCGTAGATAGCGTCACGGTCAAAGCCCGCAGCAATAAGAGCCTCGCCGGCCTTGGCCTCGTCCGTGTAGGCGCGCTTAGAGCGGCCCGCCACGAGCTTCCAGCCAGCCAGTGGGGTGCCAGCAGCGACACGCCGCAGCGCGTGCCCCTGGACGTCCTCAAGCCAGCGGATGACGGCAGGCGCCACGGCCAGGACCTTGTCAATCTCGGCGTCGCCCAGCAGCTCAGCCGGTGTGAATGCGATGTCGTCGTGGGCCTTGGCCAGGTTGCTGCGTGCACGGGCCACGCATGTGTCCTTGGCGCGGCAGAAGCCCTCGATGCAGTGGTCGCCCGGAACGAACTCACCCACGCCGGCCCAGGCCTTGGTGGCGGCCGGCACGACGGTGGCCTTGGCCCACTCAAGCAGCAAGGGCAGCTCAAGGGTCTCGCTGGACCAGTTGTTCATGCGTGGCTGCAGCACGGTGCCGGTGACGTTCTGCACGTCGTAGAGTGCACCGTAGGTGTGGTACGCACCCAGCATGTACAGGCGGAACTGGCTGTTCTCCAAGGCCGACACGTACAGGCCCACGCCCATCTTCAGGTCCAGCACCTCGATGTAGGTGTCGGTGATGATCACCATGTCGGTGGTGCCGAACCCTTCAGGTGCCCAGGGCGTGTAGTCCAGGCGCTGCTCCAACAAGATCACCGGGTCGGCGCAGACGGAGCGGGCGTGCTCGATGCGCTCAATGGCCCGCTCCACCGCCAGGTCCACGGCCTCGCTCAGGTCGGTGGACCAGAACTCCTTGTGGCCGGGAATCTTGTCTTCGAACGGGAACGGTGTCTCGCGCTCCAAGTAGATGCTCATGCGGTGGTGGAACACGGCGTGCGCGTACGTGCCCTCCTTGGCCTCGTGAGACTCGTCCTCGGGGAGCGACTCCTCCAGACGCGCGGATGGGTGGCAGACGATCCACTTCACCGAGCCGCTGGCGCCCAGGATGGCGTGCGCGCGCTCGGGGTCTGGGGCGGCCACAGCGGCCGGCGTGATGCCGATCACCTTGGCCACCTTGGTGGCGCGGGGCTTCTTGACTTTTTCGGTCATAGGGGCACCTCCTCATGGAACTCAGAGGAGTCGATGATCAGCAGCGGGTCGACCTCGCGCAGCAGACCCGTGATGACCTTGGCGATCTCACTCTCCGAGGCGTCATGCAACTTGCCAAGGCGCACGGCCATGAAGACCCGCGCCATGATCCCGCCCAGGCTGTCGGCGTTGATACGCCAGCCCCGGCCGAGGAACTTGCGCACCCGCATCATCGAGCCGCCAGATTCTTCTTCGCGCTGCGGGAACGTGTAGACCAAGCGCCGCGCGGCCAGGTCAGGGTAGAAGGACGTCGAGCACAGGGACTGCCAAGAATCATTCGCCCACCAGACAGCGGCTTGGCACACTGTGAAGTCCAGCTCTTCGAGCAGTTTGGTTGGCTCGTCGTACTTCCACCGGTGGATAAACTGCACCGGTCGACGGGCGCCAGAAATAACGGTCACAGCGTTGTCGGTATGGTGTGTGTGTGGCCTTCACGCGAATCGGCCAGAGCGCTTGCAGCCGCATCCAACACTGCGGCGCTGGAGCCAAAAACGTCGATGTCGGTGGGCTCCTTGCCGGATACCAGCTCGCGGATAAACCCGCCGGCGATATACAGGCGGTCGGTTTTCATACGCACGCGCAGGTCCTTGGGGATGTTGCGTACAACAACAGCCAGGTCCGTTTCGGTAAGGCTAGTGAGTTCGGTCACAGCGCTGCCGCCTTTTCCATCAGCTCGGGGTACTTATCGGCCGGAATGGCCGACAGGGCGGTTTGGCCAAAGCTGGAGATCAGGCTCTTGACGGCCTCCTGCTTGCCACCCTGGCTGAGCGCCGCCAGCTTGGCGCGAACATCCTGCAGCGTGAAAGCCTCAGAAGGGGATTCCAACGCAGGAGCGCTTTCGGCACTCGCCGTGGTAGCTGAGCCAGCCGTCGCGCTCGCAGGCGGGGTAACGGCAGGCGTCTCGGACTTTTTTGCGACGTCAGCGGCAGAAGCACCGGAGTCGGGCGCCGCAGTTGCCTCGGAGGACGCCGTCCCCGGGGCAGAGGCGGCAGGCTTTGGGTCAGCAGGGGTCGTAGGCGCTACTTTTTTCGCAGCGCGCTCAACCTTGGCGGACTCAGGGCGCGCGGCATCTGGCTGATAGGCTGGCAGTGCGGCGGGCTGGCGCAGGCCGGCCGTGAAATGGGCCATGGCCGCGAGCGACTCCTCGGCCGTGGGGTATTGAAAGGTGAGGGTGATCATGGTTTTCGGGTTGTGGTTAAAACGGAAACTTGAGGCGCATGCTCTGCACGCTCTGGGCGTCCTGGCCCAGGCGCTTGCAGTACTGCATGAGCGACTTGGGCAGGCCCAGGCGCTCGCGGCGCAGCTTGTCGGCGGCGTTGACGCGCTTACGCACGGCCGCGCGGAACTGGCGGCGGTCCATGGCGCCCGCGCTCACCGGCATGTCGTCGGTTGCGGCCTGGTGGATCGCCGCGCCGGCCAACATAGACTTCAGGTCTGCAAGTAGGGAAGAGGTTTTCATGAAGCTCCTATAGGACAAAGTAGAGGGTTACAAAAGCGAGCACGTACGTGACCGCAAAGGCTACGCGGACGGGTGTCCAGAAGGGGTCGGCGTGGTTCACACTGCACCCACGTACTTGGTGAGGCGGGCGATGCGGGCCTCGTTGTACTGAGCCTGGCTCAGATAGAACTCCTGGGCGTTCTGGGCGGCCAGCAGCTCACGCCGGGCTTGCTCCAGCTCGCGCACGGCGATCACGTCGGCGCTGGGCTGCGTGAAGAGTTGCTTGATCAATTCAGCGAGTCGCATTAGAAGGTCCTTCAGCAAAACGTAGGGTGTTCAGATAAAGCGGGGCGGCCATCGCCATCAGCATTTGCCGAGCGGGTTCAAGCTCAAAGGCCTGCAAATCGTCGGCCAGATAGAACCACTGCAATTCGCCAAGGCCATATAGGCTGGGATCACACTTGTAGTCAGCTCGGATCACTTGAGACAGTGCGGTAAAAAAGGCTGCTTGCTCTTCGCTTGTGCTGTTCCAAAACGCAAAAGCCATAAGCTGGGGCGAAATTGAGATTTGAGACTCAATAGTTATTTTTTGGCTCACGATTGCACCCCCGTGGCTTTGGCGATGGCGGCACGGGCACTGTCAATGGCAGCCGAACCATCGGTAGATTCCGCCAGAATGCCGCTGAATTCCACCAATGCGCGCAGAGCCTCCAGCAGCTCCGGCGCGGCGGCGATCAGGCGGGCGTTGGCTTCTTGATCGAATCCAGCAGCGATTCCAGGGAAGGCCACAAGACCGCCGCTTGCCATTACGTTCTTGTGGGCGTCAACGGACCAAGGCCCTGGTGTATGCGCGGTGCTCACGCGCTCACCTCGCTGAAGTAAGCGGAGATGGTCAACTGCATGTTGGTCGTGCCGCCGGTCACGCGGCGCAGCTCGGCACCAAAGCTGTTGAGAAGCTGGTCAGTCTTGTGCCCGGCGTGGCGGGTGTGCAGGAAGACCACCTCGCACGACTCAGCCATGGCTTTTAGCTTGCCCTTGTCGTCGCCGTCGTTCCAGAAGTGCATGTCGAGCTTGTCGCCCCAGGCGCTGGTGATGGTGCCGGCCTGGATCGGCAGCAGGCCCACGATGCCCACGCGAGGCTTCACCGGGGCCTTGGGCTCGGCTACTGCCGGCATGGGCAGGTCCAGCAGCGTGCGCGGCAGGTCACGCAGGGGCTGGGCTGGGGTAGCCAGCAAGGAGGCCTCGGGGCTGGCCACAGCGGCCACCAGGCCCTGGGCCATAGACTCGACAAGCGCATCCAGACCGAACGTATTGGCGCCCGAGAATACGTTTGCTTGGGGCACACGCTTCAAGCGTTTGTCGGCCGGCGGCACGGCCACGGCCGTGTAGGCAAAGATGGGCCGGTTGGAGATCGTGCGGCCCTTCTCCGTGGCGGTGACGTAGCCGCGTGTGCGCAGCTCGTTGAGCCGGCTGCTGGGGCTCACCACGGCGCCTAGGGCATCGGCCACCTCCCGTGCGGTGCAGCCCGGGTGGGCGCGCACGAAGGCAAGAATTTGGTCGGATTTGCTGATCATTTGCTTGGTGCTGTGTTGGTGGGGTAAGTGCTTGCGCATCAGGGACATGAGCCCCCTTGTCCCCCGTTGTCTGTTACTGGGCAGCCTTGATCGCGGCCATCGAGTCGGCCAGTGCCCACAGGGCCTTGTTCAGCTTGATGTCTTCGCTGATGCCGGTCACGGCGCGCGTGGTGACGCGCTGGCCGTTGGCGTTGCGGCCGTGCAGACCGCCGCGCACCACGTTCTCCTGGACGCGGTTCAGGGTTGTCCACAGGTCGCCCGAGGTGTCCGCGTGGCGGCGCACGCTCAGGAGCTGGATGCCTTCGACCGGAGCCTTGCCGTCCCAGCGGAGCTGCAGGGCGGCATCAGCAAAGGCCAGCTCCTCGGCCCGGTTGAGCTGGATACCCTGGAACTCTTCGATACGCTGCATGCCCAGTTGGAGGTGGTCCAGCACGCGGGTGCAGCCGTCGATCACGTCGCCCAGGACCTTACCGGTGTGGCGCACGCGAATCTGCTCACCGGCGCCGGTGGAGGAGACCATGCCGTTCAAGCAGGCCAGGCGGAAGAAGCCGCTGTCGAGCTGGAAGCTGCTGGCGCCGTCGTGGCTGTTGGTCAGGACGATCTCGGGGAACACATCGCCGACGCGGGCCGGGGTCTTGAAGTCGGCGTGGCGCAGGCGCAGGACGTGCTTGGTGAACTCGCGCTTGTCGGCGGTGCGGGTGTTGGACTGGGCGGCCGAGTAGACCTCGAAGCCTTCCTTCTGCAGACCCTGGACCAGGTCAATCGTGGGGATGAACTGGTACTTCTCACCCCGGCTGTGGTGCGCCTCGGCGGCCAGCACGCTGGGCGTGTAGCGGGCCAGTTGCTCAACGGTCAAGGGGGTGGTGGAGCGGATCGAGTTGGGGCGGGCCACTCGGTGGGTGCTACGAAAGGTCTGCATGGTTGACTCCTTGTCAGGACAGGTTTGGACTGGGTTGTTGTGTGCAAACTTATTTGCAGCACGGGACGGATAATAGCAAACGAATTTGCCCTAAACAAAAACACATGCAAATATTTTTGCTTCTATTTATGACCCGCTGGTCAGTAAAGCGCCCGCAGACGTAAAAAAGCCCGCGCGCGGCGGGCTTAGTTAGGGTGCTTTGGCTTCAAAGTTTAAGCGTGTGCAGCCACAAGTTGGCTCGGCGCAGGGGGCCTTTTTTCTCGTAGCATGCGCCGTCGATGGCCGAGTACAGGCCCTGGCAGCGGGTCGTGTCTTCGTCGCGGAAGTCGAAGCCCAGCGGGGCCATGCAGGCAGGTACTTGATAAAGGTGTGCCGTGGCGCTTTGGCATCTCTGGAGGCTTTGCTGTTGCACGGTCTCTGTGGACACCGAGCAAGACACAATCTCGGCGGCGATTAAGGCGCAAGAAAACAGTCTAAATGTGCTCATAGGTAGACATTCACAGGTTATCCACAAAAAATGATCGGCATATCCACCGCTTTGCCTCTTGTACCCGGTTTTCTATACTGGTTAAATACCCAGACAGGAAGGGACCTTCATGGATAGAACATCAAAATGGATCGCCACAATAACCACACGCGATGCGCTTAGGCAGGAGCTGAAGCGCAGCGCCGCTCTGTCCTCCAGGGGGGTCATGCTTTTGGTCTTTCTGCAGGGGCAGGAGGCCTTGGCGGCTGAGTGGCTTCGCGCGTCCCAAGGACGAACCCTAGAAGCACATTCGTTGCCTCTGTGTATGCCTCAAGTTGCAAATCGGCCGGCACTGCCCGAAGCAGCGTAGCGAACTGCTCAGCCTGCAGCCGCAGGCGGTCGTCTCCATTTGCTGGCGCTGGCGCTGAAAGCTCAGCCGACCGGTCTAGCAGCTCGTCGGTGCTGGCCCCCATCACCCGGGCGAGGGCCTTTATGTAGCCTGGGACTATATCGCCCCGGCGCTCTAGGTGCTCAATGTTTTGCCTGGTCGTGCCGACCTCTTTGGCCATGCGCGTGGTAGTCCACTCCTTGACGGCCCGGAACTCGGTGACTTTCTGGCCTAGGGTTTTCATAAAAACATTCTCCTTCATCGCCGCGCGCATCAGTTTGCGCATAGAATGCAAAAATATTTGCACAAACAGACTGCGCTATGGACCACAAAAACGGCATTGAGCTTGCCCTTCACAAGTTTGATAACAGCCCAACCAAGCTGGCCTTGGCCGTGGGCGGCACCGTGCTTCGGCAGCACATTGAGCACTGGCTGAAGGCGGGCAAGGTCCCAGCGGAGCGGGCCCCCGACGTGGCTCTTGCCTCTGGCGTTCCCTTGGAGCTTCTTTGCCCCGACACCAACTGGGCGGCTGTTCGCCTTATTCCCAAAGTATCGGTCTAAAAAGTAGACTTTCAAGCTGTTCGTTTAGACATGGCTTTCCGTACATAAACCCCAAAGAAAAAGCCCCGGCGTCTGGACAACTACGGGGCTTTTAAATCAACACAAGCAGGAGAGATTTTATATGAAGTTTGGTCTCACGTCCTATCACGCCGGATCAGCGCCAGGTCTATGAGTGCTTATTACAACGAGATAGACCCCTTCGCAGCGCAGTGGCTGCGCAACCTGATTGCGGCTGGCCACATCGCCGATGGCGTAGTGGACGAGCGCTCAATCGAAGACATTCCTCCGAAAGACCTCCATGGCTTTACTCAGTGTCACTTCTTTGCCGGCATCGGCGTCTGGTCATATGCCCTGCGCCGCGCCGGCTGGTCCGACGACCGACCTATTTGGACCGGCTCCTGCCCTTGCCAGCCTTTCAGCGCGGCAGGTAAAGGAGGCGGGTTTGATGATGAGCGGCACCTATGGCCAGCCTTCTACCACCTCATCGAGCAGTGCCGCCCTGCAACAGTCCTTGGAGAGCAGGTTGCGAGCAAGGACGCAGGCCCTTGGCTCGACCTTGTACACACTGACCTGGAAGCCATGGGTTACGCCTTCGGGGCGGTCCCGTTTCCGTCTGCGGGCGTCGGTGCGCCGCACATCCGCGACCGACTGTACTGGGTGGCCGACGCCCAGCAGCACCATTGTGGACCACAAGCCCAACCCGCCGATCATGGGCAATCGCAAGCCAACGGACCCGCAGATAGGGCTGGCGGACGTAGCTGTGCATTTGGCGGGTTGGACCACGCCGACCAAAAGCGATGGGGACGGGGGCAAGGGCTTCCGGCCGGGCGTTTCGATGACCGGGCGCATGCCGGATGGCAGCAAGGTGACTATGGACTTGTCGGCATCGGTGAAGCTGGCGATGTCGCACGATCAGCCGGCCCGACTAACGGCTTCTGGCGAGCTGCTGACTGGCTCCTGTGCCGGGATGGAAAGTGGCGGCCAGTTGAGCCCATCCATGTCAAGGTGGTTGATGGGCCTGCCGCCAGCTTGGGACCAGTGTGCGCCCATCTCAATAAAGAAAAAGGGAAAGTAAATGACGCTATCGGCCAAGCAGAAGCGCGAGTATCGGGAATCAGCGAAGCACCGCAAGACGGAGTGCGAGGAATGCGGGGCGACGGGCAGGCTCCACGTCCACCACAAGGATCAAGATACAGCGAACAACGACCCGTTGAACTTGAAGACGCTTTGTGCCTCATGCCATCGTCTAGCGCACTCGCCAAATTGCATGGGGACGGGGGCACTGCGCAAGCCCTGCACGCATTGCGATGCGCCATCTACCAAGCAGGGGCTGTGCGCGACACATCTATCACGCTTGAAGCGGTATGGTCATCCCTTGGGAAAGAAGCGCAAGACGGAATCAGGATGGGTTTTGATGATTCACGATGGGAAATCGTGGCTCCCTTTCCCCTCACCCATAACGCCAGAAGTAGGGTTGGCAGACTCAGAGCCTACGGCAACGCCATCAACGCGGTCCAAGCGCAAATCTTCATTGAAAGCCTGATGTGATGGCTCAGCCTGCAACCCAACCAGTCGGCGACAGCCTCACCGTCATCAGCTCCGCCGGCCTGCGCCTGACCAAGGTCTGGGACAGCGCCACCGGCAAGCCCCAGGGATACGAGCGCGCGCAGCAGGTCTCGGTGCAGGAGCGCTACGTCGCTGACATCTACCAGCTCTCGGCCCTTCTGGACGAGCTGGAGACCGAGCGCAATAGCTGCATCATCCGTGGCAAGTTCATCGGGCACGCCAAGGCCGGCGAGCTGTACGCCCAGGAGATCACCCAGGACGCCAAGCGCGGCAAGGTGCTGAAGGTGCCCAAGGACGGGTACACGCTGCGCCGGTTGACCTTCTTCAAGGAGCAGCCGCTGCACTTCTTCTACATCGACATCGATTCCTTCGGGCCCCAGGGCGTGGACCCGGTGCTGGAGCCCGAGGCGGCCATCGAGCAGTACATCACCCAGGCCCTGCCGGCGTGCTTCCAGGGGATCACCTACCACTGGCAGCTCAGCTCTGGGGCTGGGCACCCGGACAACCCCGGCGTGCTCAAGGCCCATGTGGCGTTCTGGCTCAGTCGGGCGCACGTGGGCGAGGACCTGGACGCTTGGGTGAAGGCCAACCAGCTCCCCATCGATGTGACCGTCTTCCGCACGGTGCAGCCAAACTACACGGCCGCGCCCGTGTTCGTCAACGGCGTGCAGGACCCAGTACCAAAGCGCTCGGGCCTGTGCCAGGGCTACCTGGGCGACGAGGTGGAGCTGGTGATCCAGCCATCCATCCTGCTGCGGGCCAAGGCTGAGCGTAAGAGCCGGGTGGACATGATCGACCCGCGCGACAAGGACAACCTGGTGGGCCAGTTCTGCCGCGCCTTTGAGATCGAAGAGGTCGTTGAGCGCTGGCTCCCCAACGTCTTTGAGTTCGTGACCGACCACCGGCTGACCTGGCTCATGAGCGAGTCGGGGGCGGCCGAGGGGGCCGGCGTGACCGACAACCGCCAGGGCATCTTCAACACCCACAACGGCGACCCGTTCCATGCCCGCGCTGCAAACAAGTGGGACCTGGTGCGGCACTACGTCTACGGGCACCTTGACGCAGGCATGGACGACTTTGAGCGCTACTCTACTCACATCAGTGAGCTGCCTAGCGAGTTGGCTATGCGGGCCATGGTGGCCGGACTGCCCGAGATGCAGCAGGAGCGCGTGGAGGCCGTGGCCAGCCACCGTGAGGCGATCCAGGCCGCCACCACCGAGGCCTCGGTGCGGGAGGTGGCTCAGCGCATCGGCCTGGACGGCTCCGTAGACCGCCTGGGCCGCGAGACCCTGATCGGCCTGATCCAGTCCAAGCTCAAGGACATCAACGGCGTCAAGCCCACCCTGTCCACGGTGCGTGGGCTTCTGACCCTGACCCGGCAGGCCCCGCAGGGGCCGGTCCCTGTCCCCGACTGGGCCAGGCCCTGGTGCTACGTCACCGGCGAGGCCAAGTTCTTCAACCGCGACACCAAGGAGCTGATCGGGAGGGATGCGTTCGACGCGGCCCACAACAGGCTCATGGACGAGGATGAGGACGGCAACCAGCCCCAGGCCAGCCGCATCGCCACCGACCACTGGCAGATACCCTGCGTCTACGAGCGCATGTACATGCCGGCCGCCGGCGACCTCTTCACCATCGATGGCAAGGAGTACGCCAACGACTACCGCCCCGAGTCCGTGCCCCTGGGGCTGCAGGACCCGGCGGTGGACGCGGTGCTCAACAGGCACTTCGAGCTGCTCGTGCCCAACGCCCTGTACCGCCGGGTCTTGCTGCAGTGGCTGGCCTGGGTCGTGACAAACCCGGGCAAGAAGGTGCTCTGGGCGATTCTGATCAAGGGCGTCGAGGGGGACGGCAAGAGCGCCCTGGGGGCGATGGTGGGCCAGGCCATGGGGCAGGACAACGTCGGGATCATCAGCCCCGACACCATGGCCGGCTCCAACTTCAATGACTGGGCCAATCGGCGCTGCGTCAATGTGCTTGAGGAGCTGAAGATTCCCGGCCACCGGCACGACGTCTACAACAAGATCAAGCCGCTCATCACCAACCCCCGTGTGGAGATTCACGGCAAGGGCAAGGCCAGCACCACCGTCATCAACACATGCAACTACATCGGCTTCTCCAACCACGCCGATGCGCTGCCCCTGGACGAGCACGACCGGCGCCACTTCGTCCTCTTCACGCCCTGGCGTGACATCGCCGGGATGCACACCCTCATGGCCGGGTTGGGGCTCACCCCGGACGCCTACTGGGACCAGTTCTGGGCGCCGATCAAGAACCGGCCGGAGGCCGTACGCGGCTTCTTTGAGGGGATTGACCTAACCGGCTTTGACCCCCACAGCCGCGCACCCAACACTACCTTCAAGTCCCAGCTCGTGGACGCCGGGGACCTGGACGGGGCCAACAGCCTGGCCACTTGCATCATCGAGGAGGGCGGTGTGGGGATCAGCCCCAAGGTGATCAGCTCCAGCCACCTGTCGGCGGCGCTGAAGGCCCTGGAGCCGCCTGTTTTCATGCACACGTCACGCCTGAGCAAGCTGCTGGAGGATCTCAGGTACACCAGCTTTGGGCCTTTGAAGTGGAAAGGGTCGACGGCCAGGGTGTGGACGCGGGAGACGGAGGACGGGAAAAAACTGACCGCCGACCAGGTCAGGGGTTTGCTGGACGAGACGCTGGAGCAGGTTGGGGAGGATTTTCTGAAATGAAAGCAATCAGCTTGTTACCTTTTGAGGCTCGTAACCATCCTCGTAACCCTTCTCGTAACCACTCTTTTCCCTCTTACAACTACTTAAAGGTTACAAGGTTACAAGATATACAGAGTAATGCACACACAGAGATATTGTTAGGTATTGGCAATAAATGTTTCGCATATATGTGGGGAGCAGTTAAAAGTGCTTGTAACTCCGAACCCTGTAACCTTTCGGGCTCCAAGCTGACCGGAGGTCGGCATGCTTGAGTCGGTTGTCGAGAAGGCCCTGGTCGCTGCTGTTCGGCAGTTTGGCGGGTGGGCTCTGAAGTGGGTGAGTCCGGGGCAGGATGGCGTGCCGGATCGGATTGTGCTGATGGCCGTGCCTGCGCACCACCAACAGATCGTGGCGACGTACGTGCGCTTTGTGGAGACCAAGGCGCCAGGCGGGACGCCTCGGCCGATCCAGGGGGCCGTGCACAAGCGCCTGCGCAAGATGGGCTACCGGGTCGATGTGCCCGACAGCAGGGAGGCCGTCCGTGCGCTCTATAGCTGACTGGCGTGAGTACCAGCACCGCGCGCTGGAGTTTGCGAAGCGGGTGCGCAGGGGCTATCTGGCTGCCAAGGCCGGGGCTGGCAAGACGTCGATTGCCCTGGCGCTCATCGACTACGTGATCAACGACAGCTTTGAGACCACCAAGGTCGTGGTGTTCGGCCCCATGCGTGTGGTGCCGCAATGGGCCAGCGAGGCCCAAGGATGGGCGTTTGGGCGCGATTTGAGCTTTGTGCAGTACCTGGGCAGCTACAAAGAGTCCCAGAGCGCCCTGGAGGCCGCCAAGGCGAAGTACGAGGGCCTGGTGAGTGGGCTCTGGGGAAGTCCAGAGGCGACTAGGCTGGCGACCAACCACCGGCGCCGTGTGCGCGAACTGGAGCGGGAGATCAAGGAGCGGCGCGCCGCCTTTGAGAGCGATGCGCAGGTCATGTGCGTCTCGTTTGAGTTCCTGCCAGAGTTTGTGCGGCAGTACACGGCCAAGAGCTGGCCCTATGGGCTGGTGATCTTCGACGAGGCCAGCCGGCTGCGCAATGGCGGGCGCAAGGGTAGCGTTGGCTGGAAGGCCATCAACAGCCTGATGCGCAATACCAACGCGCGGCTGCTGCAGATGAGCGGATCGCCTCGGCCGGGGTCAGCCCATGAGATGTACGCGCCGGTGGCGCTGATGGACCAGGGCGCGCGCCTGGGCAAGACCCTCACCGCCTTTCGGGATGCGTACCTGGAGCGCAACAAGTGGAACCGGCAGACGGGCCAGGTGTACTCGTGGAAGCTGCGCGCGGGCAAGGAGGCTGAGCTGTACGGCGCCATCTCCGACCTGTACTTCGCCGTGGCGCCCGATCTCGGCATCCCCAGCGTCACCATTGATCGGCGTGTGCGGCTACCGGCGGCCGTCGAGGCGGCTTGCATAGAGCTGCAGAAGACCCAGGTGGTGAACTTGGACGATCTTGAGCTGATGGCCGGGAGCCAGGGCACCGTGGCCGGCAAGCTGCACCAGATGTGCCAGGGCGCGGTCTACGACGAGGCCGGAGAGGTGCACCACCTCCACGACGAGAAGCTGCACGAGCTGGCCGAGATCATCGAAGAGGTCGATGGGCCAATGATCATCGCCTACTGGTACGGGCACGACTTCGACCGCCTGCGCGCCAAGTTTCCCAACGCCGTTGACATCACCACGGAGCAGGGGCTGGCCGACGCCAAGGCCGGCAAGGTCGAGCTTGCGCTGCTACACCCAGGAAGTGCGGCGCACGGCATCGACGGGCTGCAGATGCACTTTTCTGCCGTCGCATGGTTCACCGTGCCCGCATCGTTTGAGCTGTACGACCAACTCAATAGACGGATTGTGCGCAGCGGTCAAGCCGAGACCGTCCGCATCTACCGCGTGATCGCTGAGAACGGCATCGTGGATGAGCGTGTGGTGCTGCGCCTAGCCGAGAAAGAGGCTGAGCAGGATCAATTTTTTGAATACATGGAAGCAAAACAACTGGAGGTGAAACATGGCTGATGAGAAGATTGTGGGCTGGACCCGAGAAGTGGAAGAGGCCTATGCCGCTATAGCGGCTGGCCAGGTGCGATACCCGAGTGACTACGGCGTCGTGGGCAACGGGGCCGCTGTGTTGCCGAGCGGCCTTTATTGCAACAAGCATGGCACTGCGCACCATTGCGATTGCCCTGAGTGCAGGGTAAGACTTGATGAGCGCCTTGCCAAGCGGCAAGGCGTCCAGGGCACCGCCAATATGGCCAAAGCCGTATTCCAAACCAAAGCGGCGCAAGGCGCTGACGCGCGCCAGGTGGGTGGCAACCACTACAAGTCGATGCCGATCCAGCCGTGGGACGTGATGCAGGCGGTGATGAGCCATCAGGAGTTCATCGGCTTCCTCAAGGGCAACGTGATCAAGTACAGCATGCGTGCGGGGCAGAAGGCTGGTGCTACAGACGACGCTGATAAGGCGCGCCACTACCAGCAGAAACTGAAGGAGGTGACCCGTGAGTGAGAAGGACCGCAAGGTAACAGAGGCGCAGTGGCTGCAGGCGCGTGAGCAATATGAGCAGCGCGGGCTGAGCATGCAGGAGATCGCTGACAACTTGGGCGTGAGCAAGCCGCGCGTGGGCCAAGTGTCAAAGAAAGAAGGCTGGGTGAAGGGGGCTAGACAGCTCGTTCTAGACACGTCTACCCCTATACCTGTCGTTAAGCCCGCGTTGGATACCAGTTGGTCCTCCCAACCGCTCAAGCGCCAGCTCCTGGACCAGAACGAAGAGGAGATCATCGACATGCTCTCCGAGGGGAAAGACTACGCAACGGTGAGCAAGCGCTTTGGATGCCACGTTGCGACGTTTGCTAAGTGGATTGACGCAACCGAGGAGCGCGCCCTCGCGGTTTCGCGGGCGAGGCAACAGGCCTCGTTCCTCTTCATCCAGCAGGCCGAGGATGCGCTCAGCAGGCCCAACATGACCAACACCGAGGTGACGCAGGCGCGCGAGCTGGCGAGCCATTTGCGCTGGAAGGCCAAGGCGTTCAACCCGCGCATTTTCGGCGACAAGCAGCAGATCGAGATGAGCGGCAGCGTGAAGGCTGAGCTGTCCGACGACGACGTTGACAAGCGTCTGAAGGAGCTGTCGCGCACCGTTGACGTGGTCGCGCGAGTGCTCCCGAACGGTTCGACTCCGGGGACAGGAACTTAAACGCACAATGAAACGCCTGAGCAATTCGGGATTTAATTCGGAAAACACCATGAACCAATACACCGACGCGGGCCTGGCCCGCATGATGGGTCTGCCAGTGCCAACTCAGGTGCACCTCGCCGTGTGCGAGCTGCTGGGCATCTATCCGATGACGCCGCGTGCCCGGCATTGCCCCGAGCTGACCATCCTGCCGCCTACCAGGACGGAGGAGAGCCCCCAAGACCAGCCAGGAGCGGGCCATGGTGCCCATCCGGCGCGAGGGGGCGGGGTGACACCCCCCCCACCCCCGGTTTTTCATGGCCACGGTGAACCGGCCCCTGCCCAAATACTACGCGAGGTAATTTTTCAAAATGTCAGTCAACCCAACCAGCCAAGACCGCGCCACGGCTCTGCGCCGCGCCATGGAGCCTCTCAAGCCAGGCGAAACCGTCGTGGTCTATCCGACCGCTACGGCCACGCAAGTGATTCGGGCCGCCGAGGCGGCCAAAGAGATCGAGCGCAAGCTCATCGACATGCAGGCACACGCCGTGCACTCCTTTGGGGTCCCGGTCTACCCCAAGGCCCTGCTGTCGTACTGGGACCAGGACCTGGGCCGCCCCGTGGTCAAGGAGGTCAACCTTGAGCCCTGATGCACCCATCACCGTGCGGATCAGCGCCCAGGACGCGGTCTCCTGCGCCAATGAGCACGCCTTCACCTGGCTCCTGATGAAGCGGCTCAGGGACGCCGGCATTCCCGTCCTGGGTTCGCTGCACTTCCGGGGCGTGGCCAGCGGCTGCCTGACCCGCCACGAGGACCCGTACACCCGCAACCAGGTGTTTACCTGGCACCCCAACGCAGAGGAGATACCTGCATGAAGACCGACCGCGAACTGCTGGGGCTCACGGCGAAGGCGGCCGTGAGCGAATGCCCCGCAAAACCATGGGTTCAGTACAACCCAATGACGATGACTTACGACACGGCAGACGGAACACAGGTAGCCGCCGAGGTTGTTGAAAACGTGCAATGCCTGGCCGAGGTGCTGAACATCGCCGCCATTCGCTCCGAGCAGCGTGCCGCAGCCACCATCGGAAAGGCCATGCCATGAACCCCACCCCTGAGCTGCGTTTTGTTGAGCGCGAGATTCCGTCCCACTCGGATGGTTTGCTTGTGGAAGTAACGACCTGCACGACCGCCCGCATCCTGCAGCAGAAATGGGAAGAGGTAGAGTTCATCCATGATATGAACCGAGTCACCACATCAGAATGGCGCGACGTGCCCCTGGTCAAGGAGGCCGACCTGTGACCCAGCCCCAGGACGACGGCGTACTGCGCAGCATCATGGCCCTGACGGCCATGCGTGACCGGTACAGGGCCAACGGCCGGCTGCTGCAGGCCCAGGTCATGACCAGCGCCATCAAGGTGCTGCGGAGGCTGCTGTGAGCGACATAGACTACTCCCACCTCTCCCCGGCGCAGAAGCGCGAGCTGCTGCAGCTCCTGGAGATCAAGCACGAGCGCGAGCAGCTCAAGAAGTGCCAGAGCCTGGTGGAGTTCATCAAGCAGGCCTGGCACGTGCTGGAGCCTAGCCACCCCTACATACACGGGTGGCATATGGACGTTTTATGCGAGCATTTAGGGGCTGTCACATCAGGAGATATTACCAGGCTCTTAATTAACGTGCCTCCAGGTACTATGAAAAGTCTAGCTACATCGGTGTTTTGGCCAGCGTGGGAGTGGGGGCCTAAAGGTTTAGTAAATACACGGGTAATTGGGGCCAGCCACGAGGAGGGTTTGGCCGTGCGTGACACAATGAAAATGCGCCGGCTTATCTCTTCAGACTGGTATAAATCAAGATGGCCTTTAGCCGCAGAGATGACAGCAGATCAAAATATGAAAACATATTTTGAAAACACTAGTGGTGGATGGCGTCAGTCGTGCCCAGTTACTAGTATGACGGGAAGGCGGGGGGATAGGGTGATACTTGACGACCCTCAAAGTGTAGAAGACGCATACTCACCCGCTAAATTGGAAACTGCAAATCGCGTATTTAGGGAGACTCTGCCTACGCGGGTTAACTCCCCTGAAAAGTCTGCGATTATCGTCATTATGCAACGGCTGAACGTAAAGGACGTAAGCGGAGAGATTTTATCTAGCGACCTTGGATATGAGCACCTCTGTCTGCCCATGGAGTACGAAGGCCCGCGTAAGGCCACCAAGATTGGTTTTGTGGACCCGCGCAAGAAACCCGGTGAGCTGCTATTCCCTGAGCGCTTTCCCCGCGAGGTGGTGGAGAGGGATAAGAAGATCATGGGTGACTACGCCTATGCGGGCCAAATGATGCAGAGACCAGCACCCGCAGGGGGCGGCATTCTCAAGTCTAGCCAATTTCGCATGTGGCCGGCCAAACTGGATTTGCCAGATTTATTTTTAGTGATTACGTCTATGGACACGGCATACACTCAAAAGACTAGCGGAGACCCTACAGCAGTAACCACATGGGGCGTATTTGAACATGAGGGGCGCAGAAACGTATTATTGTTAGATGCCTGGGATGAGCACCTCGCATATCCCGAATTGCGTGAGCGCGCAATTGCAGATTGGGGGGCTGAATATGGGGGAGTAAAAAATAATATGCTGAAGCCAAGTAGAAAACCAGATTTTTTGTTGGTTGAGCAAAAAGGCTCAGGTATTAGCTTGCTGGCTGATCTACATGCAGCAGGAATACCGGCTGTAGGGTATAATCCCGGGGCAGCAGACAAGATAACGCGCGCTCACTTAGCCTCTCCAATGCTGCAGCTTGGCGTATTTTGGGTTATGGAGAGTAAGAAGACTCCGGGGAAACCCATATCATGGGCACGTAGATTCCTTGAAGAGATTCAGACATTTCCAGCAGGCGAGCACGACGACTACGTCGATACTTTTACGCAAATGAGTATATTTTTGCGAGATAAAGGCCAGATCGACCTTGCCGTAGCGCCACTTGAAGAGGCCAAGGAGGTTGACTACAACGCCCGCAAGAAGCGATTGGTCAACCCTTACGGGTGATACGGCGCCCGCGCACGTACCCCGGCGGACAAGCAACGGCCCGGGCGCATTTGCCGGTCTCCGGGTGAACCCACCAAAGGGTTCCCCGCATGGCGATCCCTCCCAGGGACGCGAAAACAGCGCGCTCCTCCTTGGAGAATCCGCAAACCCCTGTGCCGGCGGCTTTGTGTAGCTGACCTGCAGCCTTCCCGCCAGCTTTAGCAGCAGCAAGAAGTTGCCCGGACGCCTTCGCGGCTAGGCCGCCGATGCGCCCAGCAGCGGAAAGAGCCCCTACTTTTCTAGCGGTAGCGCTTCCTGCTTTTACTGCGGTTACGGACTTGCCATCCGCATTTCTAATTGCGTGGGCGGCCCTTGAAGCAGCGGGCAGGTGCCCGGCGTCACGGGTCGCCCGACCGCCCATACCAGTTTTTGCAAGCGCCTGAATAACTCCAGATTCGGCCCACATCCGTCCTATCTTTTTTTTCCAATCTCCACGGCGAGGTCCCGGTGAATGGCTTTCCCGCAAGTTAGGTTGTAAAAGCTGCCGCTCTTCACGGCGTTCAGCCTTGTGATCATGTGCTTCTCAAACTCAATCACGAAATTGGTGTCACCCGTTATCAAGATGATCTTTTCAAAACGCTCGGGGTCTTCCTTGAAAAGCGGGCGCACGCGCTTGCTGCTGGTGAAGTAGGTCACGCCTAAGTCCGACGGGTCGCAACCACGCGCGTACCTGCAGCCAAAGTAGAACATGCCGGTTTTCAGGTCGGTCAGCAGGTAGACGTAAGGATTGTGGTCTGTCATATCGCACCTATCAAGTGGACGGTTATCACTGTGAAAAAGTGTGGCAGGACGGTGATAAGTCGTCTCTTCAGCCGCTAAGCCTAGCCACGACCACATTTTGCCCCAAAAACACCCCATTACGACTAAAATAGGCAAAAGCTATCGGCAAATCACTGCCGATTACCCCTAAAAAGGTCACAAATGGGTGTTTTCGATCAGTTGTGGGACACGCTGCGGACCAGCCCCGCCGCTGATGCCGTTCGCCAGGTGCAGATGCACGGCGGCGTGCTTCCGAGCATCTATTCGGCTGCTGACAGCGTCAAACGGCGCCTCTCGGACGCCGTCGGGCACCCCCTGGACTATCTGGCCCAGACCGCCGGACAGCTTCAGGACCACCCGGAGGCGATCCAGGGGGCCTTTATGCCTGACGGCGCGGGCCTGGGGACCCACATGCCGGCCTTTGCGGGCACCTTCGGGGGCTACAACGCCCTCACGGCCAACAAGGATGCCGCATTCAACGCCGCGCGCCGCCTGGCCGCCGGCCACGACCCGGCGACCGTCTGGAAAGAGACCGGCTGGGGCCTCGGACCCGACAAGAACATGCGGTTTGAGATACCAGACAACACGGCCAAGTTCAACGGCGAAATGGACATCCACGCGGCCAACCTGGCCGAGGCGCAGCGCATCAAGGACATGAAGGCCCAGGCCACGGACCTCTTCCGGCAGCGCCTGACCCAGCCCGACCTCTTCCCCAAGCAGCTCAACACGGCCATTGGCGACCTGCGCGACCAGGCCAAGGCCGCCGAGGCCGCGCGCACGGCGCCCAACGGGCTCGACAGCCACGCGCAGTACCGGGGCAACCTGGCGCCCCTCGCCCTGGAGCACCCCGAGCTGTACGCCGCCTACCCCGACCTGGCGGCCAACATCATCCGCCAAGGCGCCGACCGAGGCCCGGGCAGCTTCGGCGCCCGAGTCGGCACCAACATCGACATCAACAAGCCGGCCCTGGCGCGCGACCCCCTCTCCACCGCCTTGCACGAGATGCAGCACGGCGTGCAGGACCAGGAGGCCTTCAGCCGGGGCGGCAATCAGGAAATGTTCACCAGCCCGCTCAGCCCGGTCAACAGGCCCCTGCTGGATCGGCTCCACGACCTGAACGAGCAGACGCCACCCCCAGGCCCCGAGGGCCGGCAGCACGCCAACGACGTGTACGACACCCGCGCTGAGCTGCTGCGCCGGCAGAACGACCCCTTCAGCGCCTATCAACGCCTGGCCGGCGAGGCCGAGGCACGGCTCACCCAGGCGCGCATGAACATGACCCCCGAGGAGCGGGCCAACAGCTACCCCTTCGACCCGGACTACTTCAAGCAGACCACTGGGGTGGGCATCGGCGACCTGATCCACATCGACGACAAGGGCCAGCCGACGATGAGCGCGCAGGCGCCCAACTACCCCCAGGCCGAGGCGCTGGAGACCGCTCGCCGCAACGGCGTGAGCATGCTGGGCCTGCCGGAGCACAACACGCCGATGGACCGCGCCGCTGCGATGGGTTACGCCGACGAGGGCTACCACGGGTCCCTCAACGACATCCACGCGTTCAACCCCAACAAGGCCAGCACCGAGAGCCACGCCGGCATGGGCACCTACATCACCGACAGCGCGGAGGACGCCAGCCGCAACTACGCCAGCATCTACGGACCGGACGTGGCGGGAAAGGTGACGCGCAGGCTAGAGGAGTCCGGTGAAGGGGACCGCCCGCCTGCCCCCGGCTGGTACGACAAGCTCCAAAATGAAACCCTCACGCCCAACCAGACCCGGCTCCTGACCGAGCGATACCTCGGCGCCGACAACGCCGGAACGGTCTACCCGCTCATGTTCAAGAAGGGCCAGGCGGCGCACTTGGACAACCCCAAGCTGGACACCCACATCGAGGGTATGGAGCGCTACGACCCCGAGGAGGATGAGTACTTCCCGTCGGATACGTTCCACGACTGGGAGCGTGCCCAGCGCAACGTGAACAACCTGGTGGACGGTGGCGAACCGGACATGCTTGCGCACCTGGCGGAACAGGGCTACACGTCTGACGGCGCAAGAGCCGGCGACATCTACGACACCGTCCACAAGAACGCCGGCGACCTGTATGACAACAACGGTGACCTGCTCTCGGGCGCCGCCGTGGCCGGTGAGTTTCTCAAGGGCCTGGGCATCGACACCATCCAGCACACGCCCCAGTTCAGAAACGCCCAGCTCAACCTGGGCAACACCCACTCCATCGTGTTCGACCCAAGCCACATCCGATCCCGCTTTGCGGCCTTTGACCCGGCCCGAGCCCATGAGCCCGACTTGTTGGCAGGCTACATGCCCCCGGCGTCCACCTACCAGCAGCAGGACGACCCCCAACCCGGCGCACTAACCCAGGCGATCACAGCACCATGAACATCTTCAAATTCCAGCGGCACACCCTGCGCAGCGAGAATCAAGGCGAGGGCGCAGGGGATCGCTCCTATGGTGGGGGCGGGGACAACACGCCCAGCGGCCCCAGCGGTGGGAACGCCCAAGACACGCCTTCGGCTCCCGCAACGCCAGACGCACCCGCGCCAGCCCCCGCGCCAGCCCCTGCACCCGGCCCCGAGACCGTTCAGGGCGTCACCGACCGCTGGGGCAACCCGGTCTATGCGGGCGCCACGGGCCAGGCGATCCGCGACGGGCAGCTCCACGACAACGGCTACGGGGCGCTGACCAGCGTCTGGTCTCAGCCGGGCTTTGCCACCAACGGGCAGAGCTTCGACGCCATCCGGGCCGGGATCAATGACGGCTCCATCGACCCCAACAGCAACATCAGCAACTACCAGACCTATGGGCAGGCGCTGGGGGTGAACGACTACGCCACGCCGGCGCTCAACGCCATCGGGATGATAGCCAGTAGTGCCATCCCGGGCTACAACATCGCCAAGACACTGGCCAACGCATACAACAACCCCACCGGCACGGCGGCAGACCTCGGCGGCGGCCTGATCGGCAACTACCTCTCCAGGCAGTTCGGCCTGGGCGCCCTGTCGCCGGTAGTGACCGCCGCGCTCAAGGGCGGCCTGGCCAGCGCCCTGGGCGGCGGCAGCGCCGCAGACGGGGCGCAGACGGCCGCAGAGCGCGCAGGCACGGCGTCTATCACCAACCTGGGCACCTCGGCCCTGGCCAGCGCGCTGCACGTCGACCCGCGCATCGTGGGCGCCGTCGGCTCCGCCACCGGCCTCACCGGCGCCGTCGGCAGCAAGGTGGGCGCGCTCACCCGGGCCATTGCCGGAAATTAGTCAAAACCAATCAGTTAACCGTATTTGATAGGCTTTGCCTATAATCCAGCCCAAAGGAGCCCATCCATGCCCGATCCGATGCAAGACCCGACGCAGCCCCAAGCGGATGGCGGCCTGTCTGCGTCTGGCGCATCCGATGCGCTGGAGCAGAGCAACGCCGAGGACTTGGAGGTCCAAGAGCTGGAGGACGGCTCAGCGGTCGTGAACCTGGGCGGCGATGAGCCCCCGGCGCGCGTCTCCGAGGAATTCTCGGAGAACCTGGCCGAGTGGCTCCCGCTCAACGTGCTCGACTCTATGGGGCTGGACCTGGCCGAGCTGGTCGAGTCCGACAAGCGCTCCCGCAAGGAGCGCGACAAGCAGTACGCCGAGGGGATCAAGAAGGCCGGCCTGGGCGACGACGCGCCAGGCGGCGCCAACTTCGACGGCGCCAGCCGGGTCACCCACCCGATGCTGGCCAAGGGCTGCGTGGACTTCATGTCCAAGGCGATCAAGGAGCTGTTCCCGGCCTCCGGCCCCTGCAAGACCCAGATCGTCGGCGAGACAACCGACGCCAAGCTCGACAAGGCCGAGCGCAAGAAAAAGTACATGAACTGGCAGCTCCAGACCAAGGTCTCGGAGCAGCGCGCGGAGCTGGAGCGGCTCCTCTCCCAACTGCCCCTGGGCGGCAGCCAGTACAAGCGCTGGTGGTGGGACGCGGCCCTGCGCCGCCCGCGCACCGAGACGGTCTACATCGACGACGTCTTCCTGCCCTACAGCCAGTCCGACTTCTACTCCAGCTACCGCGTCACGCACCGCCAGTGGGTCGCCGAGGATGAGTTCCAGTCTCGCATCGATTCGGGCCTGTACATCGACATCGACGTGGGAAAGCCCGGCGTGGGCGCCAACGAGATCAGCGAATCCAAGGAAGCCACCGACAGCGTCGAGGGCAACGAGGAAGACGTCCAGGCCTTTAACGAGGAGGGCCTGCGCGAGGTCTACATGATCTACGCGGACCTGCGGGTGGAGGGGGACGACCTCGCGGACGGCCGCACCGCGCCCTACATCGTCCACGTCGAAAACTACTCTCAGAAGGTCCTCGGTGTTTACCGGAACTGGAAGGAGGGCGACGATGGGCTTGAGAAGAAGCACTGGATGGTGGAATACAACTTCATCCCATGGCGTGGAGCCTATGGAGTGGGTCTGTATCACCTTATTGGATCGCTCGCCGGGTCTGGAACGGGTGCATTGCGCGCTCTCCTGGACAGCGCCCATATCTCTAACTTCCCAGGAGGTCTCAAGCTCAAAGGTGGGCGCGCTTCCGGTCAGACTGTTCAGGTCAATGCGACCGAACTAGCCGAGATCGATGCGCCGCCGGGCGTTGACGACATCCGCAAGCTGGTCATGCCGTTCCCGTTCAATGGCCCCAGCAACGTGCTCATGCAGCTCCTGGAGTGGCTCACGGCACAGGCCGAGACGGTGATCGCCACCGCATCCGAGTCCATTGCAGATGCCGGCGCCAACATGCCCGTGGGCACGGCCTTGGCCCTGATTGAGCACGGCAGCACCAACTTCAGCGCGATCCACGCGCGCTGCCACGCCTCCTTCAAGCGTGAGATGGAAATTCTGCACCGCCTGGACGCGGAGAATCTGAGCGACAAGGAGGTGGTCGCCGAGCTGGGCGAGCTGGTGGTCACGGCCGAGGACTTCCAGGGGCCGATGGACATCATCCCGGTCAGCGACCCCAACATCTTCAGCGAGGCGCAGCGCTACGCCCAGGTGCAGGCGATCCTGCAGCTCGCAGAGAACCCGCACTTCGCCCCGATCTTCAAGCCGGATCGGCTCCTCAAGCGCGTGCTGCGCACGCTCCAGGTGCCCGACGCCGAGGAGCTGGCCAACCTGCCCAAGGACCCGGTGCTGCTGGGGCCTGTGGAGGAGAACTTCGTGATCTGCGCGGCCGAGCCGCAGCCGATCAAGGTCTTCATGCAGCAGGACCACCTGGCGCACCTGACGGCGCACCTGACCTTCCTCACCAGCCCCATGTTTGGCGCCAACCCGCTCATCGGCCCGGTGGTCTTCCCGGTCCTGATGCCGCACGTCAAGGACCACATGATGGGCCTGTACAAGATGCACGCCAGCGCAGCGGCGGACGCCGCCGCCATGACGGGCCAGGCCATGGGCAAGCCCATGCCGCGCGAGCACGCCGAGATGCAGGGCGTGGCCTTCGCCGACAAGGCCCTGGCCACCGTGCTCGCGCCCATCATGCCGATCATGGAGAAGGCCCAGCAGCTCGCGCAGCAGTTTGCGCAGAAGCCACCGGTGAGCCCCGACGTGCAGGCACAGCTCGCCGCCCAGGCAGCGCAGGCGCAGCAGTCCGCACAGGCTCAGCAGGCGCTGCAGGCGCAGCAGCTCCAGGCCCAGTCGCAGGATCACCAGGCGACCCTGGCCGCGCAGGCGCAGGAGGCCGACAAGGAGCGCGCATTCAAGGCCCAGATGGAGCAGAACAAGCTGGCCGCCCGGGCGCAGGAGGTCCAGGCCGAGCGCGACCAAGAGGACCGGGCCACCACTATGGCCACGGCCGTGGAGCACTTTACCGCCCAGATGCAGCAGCAGATGGAGGCGCAGCGCGCGCAGGCCCAGGCCGACCGCGAGGAGCGCGCCGCCCAGGCCCAGCTCCAGCGCGACCAGCTCAAGGCCGACAACGACGCCAACCTGGCCATTCTGCAAGGGATGATCGCCGCACAAGCGCCGGCCCCGGCGGCGGGTGAGGGCCAGGGCACGACCCAGCCGGATCAGGCCAGCGCCCTGCAGCCCCTGATCGAGGCCATGAACCAGAACACGCAGCAGATGATGCAGCAGCTAAGCGAGGGCCTGGCCAATGTGCAGGCCGCGCACGCCGCGCCGCGTGTGGCGCGCTACATCAAGGACGCAAACGGCAACAACGTCGGCGTCGAGTCCGTAATCAAGCACTAACCCAAGGAACGATATGACCCTCACCGAAACCCGCGACGCCGCTCTGGCGGCCCAAGCCTCTGCTCTTGAAGCCCTGAACGCCGCCCAGGCGGCCCTGGCAAAAACGAACGACGACGTGGTGGCTGCTGTGCAGGCGCTGAACGCCGTGCAGCCCTCCTTGGACATCTTGGCCCAGATTGAGGTCGCGCTGACGGTCATCCCCGGCACGGTGACCACCGCAGAGGACGAAGCGGTTGACCGCTTCCGCGCAAGCCTGGCTCCTGCCGTTGCGCAATTGCGCGCGCTCTTCAACGTCTAAGGCCCGACCCCATGGCACTGCAATACTCAGTCACCCATCGCACCAATGCCGTGGGCACCCTTACCACTGACGTCGGCTCCGCTGGCGTCTGCAAAATCTTTACGGGCGCGCCGCCCGCTACCTGCGCCACCGCTGACACTGGAACCCTGCTTGCAACCTTTGCCGGCAACGCGACCTTTGGCGCCTCTGCCAGCGGTGTTTACACCCTCAACGCAATCAGCGGTGTGACGGCATCGGGCTCGGGCGTGGCTGGCTACTTCCGCTGGTATCCCAACGCCGCCACGACCACCAACGCCGTTATCCAGGGCACGGTGTACCAGTCGTCCACCCTGGTCACCTCGGCCACTACGGCGGCCAACAGCAACGTGCTGACCTTCTCGTCGGTCTCGGGCCTGTCCGTTGGTCAGACCGTGAGCGGGACCGGCATCTTGGCAGGCGCGACCATCATCGCCACCACCGGCACCACGGTGACTATTAGCATGGCGTCCACCGCCGGCGTCGGCTCGGGCGTCACCATCACCTTCGGCGGCGACATGAACCTGACCAACACCAACATCGCCTTTGGCCAAACGGTCAACTTCACCTCGCAAACCATTACCGCCTATGGTGCTTAATGGCGCGCGCGCTCCTATCGAATAACGTCTCGACGACGCTCAGTGCGGCGATCACCAGCACAAGCGCTACCACGTTTCAAGTAGCAAGCGCGACGGGGTTTCCAGCGCCCACCGGTGGGCAGTACTTCTACTGCACCCTCTTAGACGCCGCACTCGTCCCGGAGATAGTCAAGGTGACCGGCGTGTCGGGGACGACGGTGACTTGCGTGCGCGCCCAAGACGGCACTACAGCGAGCACGTTCGCCCTGGGCGCATTCGTAAAGATCAATCTCACAGCGGCCGTGATGGCCGAACTGTGGAACGAGGACAGCGTGCACAACGCCACCGGCAAGGCCACGCCCGTAGATGCGGACGAGCTGCCAATGGTGGACAGCGCCGCGTCGTTCGGGATCAAGAAGCTCACCTGGGGCAATCTGAAGGCCACGCTACTCACTTGGCTACAGAGCACGGTGTTCCCGGCCCCTGGCGCGATTGGCGCGACGACTCCTGCAGCCGGATCGTTCACGACGCTGGCAGCCAGCAGCACACTCAGCGCGTCGAACTTTAGCGGCAGCAGCTCGGGCACAAACACCGGAGACAACGCCGCCAACAGCAACTACGCAAGCGACTACCGCGCGGCCAACTTCATCGCCGGGACGAACTACCAAGCACCTCTTGGCAATGCCAGCACCAGCACCTCTGGCATCCTGACGTCTACCGACTGGAACACATTCAACGGCAAGCAAGCTGCGCTGGGGTACACCCCGTACAACGCAACCAACCCAAGCGGCTATATCAACTCAAGCGCGTCCATCTCTGGAAACGCCAATGGGGTTGGGTCGCTTGACCCTGACCGAACGATAGCCAACCAGACGCCGCAAACGTCAGCGCAGCAAGTCAAATTTCAATTTGCCAATGCGTCTGCCACCGGGACCGGCGGTAATTATGCCGGCGTCATGACGTACTCTCCTTGGACCGGCACAACAGCCAGCACAGGCGATGCGTCATACCAGCTCGCGTTTGGTAGTACGGCAACCAACGGCGGCGGCGTTCCACAGTTGCGCCTGCGCAAGGGCATAGACAGCACGTGGAACGCCTGGACCGACATTCTTACCAGCAGCAACTACAACAGCTACTCCCCAACGCTGACAGGCGGCGGCGCCAGCGGCACTTGGGCAATCAGCGTTACCGGTAACGCTGCGACGGTCGGCGGTTTTGGCGCATCGCAATCCGCCGGAGTGGGCAGCCGGGTAGTTGTCGCGGACGCATCGGGGTACATTAACAACACCTACTACAACGGCTCCGACGAGGGCACCAGTGGCACCGCCGGTACGGTTACCGGCGTCTTGGCAAAGCGGGGTGACAACTACTACCGTACGACCAATGCGGCCAGCATTGCGGCGTACCTGTCCGGGCAGTCGATGAACATCGCCGGCAGCTCTACAAGCTGCAGCGGCAATGCCGCTACGGCGACGGCGTTAAACGGAAGTGCAACAATTGTCAGCTCCACGATAGCGACTACCAGCGGCACCGCTGCGCTCTTTACGGGAATCCCTTCGTGGGCAAAGCGCGTTACCGTTAACCTAAATGGCTTTGCGAGTACCGGCACCTCAATTGGTCTGATTCAGCTTGGCGCAGGATCGGTGCAATCAACCGGTTATACGGGAGACGTAGCAGCAATTAACAGCGGCACGGGCCAGAGCGCAATGACGGGCGTCGGCCACCAGTTGCTGACAACCGCTTTCGCCTCGTTTACGCACACAGGAATAATCACCTTTCAAAATCTAGGCGGAAATACCTGGGTTGGAATGGGTTTGAGCAGATATGCTACCGGCGGAGCTATGGCCATGACCACAAGCGTGGTAACCCTTTCTGGCGTGCTTGACCGTGTAAACGTGACAACCACTACCGGGGTCACGCTCACCGGTGGTTCTGTCAGCATTACTTGGGAGTAGCCATGCAACGCACCGAATTAAATTGCGCCACGGGCGAGCAGCGTATTGTCGACTTGACGCCTGATGAGATTGCGGCGTATACGCCCCTAAGCGCGAGTGATCTGAAAAGGGCAATTCAATTTCAAATCGACCAACTAGAAAGCGCCCAGCTCCTGCCCCGCATTACCCGCGAGTTCATGCTGCTGCAGTTCGCAGCCGTTGCGCAGGCCCAAGGTGCCGACCCGATGACCAACGCCGCATACGCCAAGCTCAAAGAGTTTGATGACCAAATAGCTGCACTGCGCTCGCAACTATGACCGTGCTGCTGGCGCTTCTCTTCCCGGTAGCGATTCAGTACGAGCGCGGCGGGTGGTATAGGTTACTTCTGCCGATCACGCTGCTGGCGCTGGTCGTTGATGTAGCGGCAAACTGGACAGAGCTTTCGCTTGTTTTCTGGGAGCTGCCTAAGCCCGGCGAGTACACCTTCAGCAGTCGACTGGAACGCTTGGTGCTGAGCGCCACATGGCGAGGGGCCGTGGCGCGCCGCGTGGCGACGGTCTTGAATTTAATAGCCCCCTCCCATCGGCATATAAAGACCGCTTTCTAACCGGGGCAGGCACCAAAAATGTCTTTCTCCAGCGGAACGCTAAATGCCGATGAGCTAAATGCCTTTGAGCTGAACGGCCAAGTCACGCCCGCGACGGCAACGGCCGCAGCAGCCGACGGCGCTGACATCTCCTCGGCTACGGCCACGTCGACCGTTGCCGCAGCATCGCCGGGCGCTGACGGGCAGGACGCTGCGGGCGGGTCCCTGGCTGCGCTGGTCAGCGCCGCGTCTTCGGCGGCCGACCGGGCAGACGTCGCATCTGCCTTGGTGGCGCCCATCGCCGGCGCGGCCAGCAGCGCCTCGGACGCGCAAGACGTAGCCACCTCGGCTCTTGCCACCTTGGTGGCTGCGGCATCTGCTTCTACCGACGGTAAGGACGCAAGCTCTGCCGCAGGCGACAGCCTTGTGGCGGGCGTTAGCGCAGGCGCCGATGGCCAAGACCTGAGCGCGGCAGTCGCGGCGCCGATGGTAGACGCAGCGGCCAGCCAGGTTGAGGGCCAAGACACCAGCCAGGCCTCTGGGTCGGTCACCACGACATCCAGCGCGAGTAGCGCGGCGCTTGAAGGCCCTGACCAAGGCTTGGTCACTGCCGTGGCCCTCGTCTCAGCGCTCAGCGCCGGCGCAGACGGACAAGACCTGAGCGCGGCAAGCACCACAATGCCCTTGGCTGCGGCCTCGGCGGCGGCCGACAACCAAGACCTGAGCGCCGCAGCAGCCTCGCCAACGACGCAAACGACCTCGGCCATGCCAGAGGGCCAGGATACGCCCAGCGCGGCGCTGGACCCTCTTTCCGCCGCCGCAGCGGCCACGGCTGACGGACAGGACATCTTTGTCGGCACCGGCACCGTGGCCACGATCTCCACGGCCAGTAGTGCAGCGTCGGATGGGGCCGACGCCACC